TTAATATATAAATTTTATAGCCGATAAAATTATTATTATATTAGCATATCGAAAATAAACCGGATATATATAATAATTTATTTAATGATTATTAACCAAATAAATTTTTCCGGTTAAAATAAAATTGGTATATTAGCAATATAAATAAAACGGAAATAATTAAAATATAACAGTAATGAAAATTAACAGAAATTATCGTTTCATCCTGACAGTTCTGGACAACGAGAAAATTAACGCGGGAGAAATCCGTATTGACAGCTGTGCTGTAACCGGCGAGAGACTGTTTGCCAGCGAATGCCATTATTATGCCGAAAAAAATATTTTGGAATGCCTGAAAGAGGCCGACAAGAGAAATGACCTGAGCGGTTATTACGGCCATACGTACTGCATTTATAAAGAAAACAAGTCGAAAAAGGAAACACCCGAACGGGAGGAGGACGGCAAGAAAATTGTCGAAACGAGAGAAATACCGGGAGAGGCAATGCTGCTCGAAATAATAACCGTGGACGAAAACGGCGTGACCATTCGATAATCTATTATCCGCGAAAGCGGATATAGGATGGCCGCCACAGCCCAGGCCGGGAAGGCTGCACAGGAGTTCGACTCTCCTGCTGGGCACAATTGGCAATATTGCCGAGAGAATTAAAATAAACTGTAATATGGATAAATTTAATTTAGTAGTACGTGCTGCAAGAGAATTGACGCGTGCCGTACAAGAGAATTATTATGACCTGCCAGACCTAAATATTATTAATTACAGTGAGGTATGTGAATGGTGTAACTTTCCTGATTTACAAGACGGAGGTATATATGAACAGGCTATTGATGCGGCTGCAAAAATTATTATAGAGATTATTAAATAACAGGCTTTGAGTAGACGATAATAATACCGGAATAATATGGACAGCAAGAGAACTTATGTGTATAATGTGGTGCTGCAGGAGAATGACGTATGCCCACAGGGTGAGCTCCTGACAGACAAAGAGCTCGAGAGAATGAAACAGTATAATCCGAGGCGCGATTGGCCGAAGACAGCAAAGGCCAAAGTATATGCTGAGAGTTGTTATTTCAGCTCTGGTGTACGATTTGGAACAGTAAAACAATATATAAATACAGGAGAATAATATGAAGAAGACAGTTTATTTGTACGTTGAAAGAGACGACAGCGAATACGACTATAAAGCCGGATTTGCAAGCTACACTGAGGCAAATGACTATCGGCAAGAATGCCAACGCAGTTGGATGGGTCATTGTGACTATGTATATCTTTGGACCGGCTCCGAGAGAATTAACCTCACAAGAATGCCGAAAGACGAGAGAAACAAATTGTTGAAACAGTTTAACATACCGGAATAATGGAAAATAACAAATCGCAGTTCAAGAGAACAGGAGTTTTGCATGACGGAGCCGAGTGCATTGAGATACAAATAAGTCACTCAGGCGATGCGGCAAGGTACGTGAGCACAATCATGTTCACAGTAAGGGACCCAGAGGTCACGAGAGGCCGTTGGCAAGAGATACGCTACAGCAAGAGAAACGGCTATGCGTATATTGTGAAATACGGCAAGAGACTATATTTGCGCAAATTTCTAAGAATATATTAACATGGCAGCAAGAGACTATAAATTTGAATACATGCTACTCAACCGGCTTCAATGCGATTGCAATTACTATCTTGGCCACGGCGGCCGAAATGCTCAGCATTGTCTTTGGGCCCATGACGAGCAGAAACAAATCGATAAAATGCGAGAGCTTTACGATTTGTTGCCGGTTAAACCTGAATGGCTTACAAGAGAATAAATTGATGAATATGCAGCAAGAATGAACGTAAAATAACCAACATTATTTAACGAAAAAAGTTCTTAAAGCAGTAACCAGATTAAAATAAAAGTAGTATATTTGCATATAACTTAAAAGATATAACGAATATGGAAACAACAGTTTTTTATGTAGCAGTTGCCTATAGCGACGGTTTCAATCTCACAGTTGTGGAGAAGTTTGATAACAAAACAGACGCAGACAGCTATGCGGCTCTTATGTGTCGCGCAAAGCAACGCCGGTACATTGTACTCGAGCAAGTAACAGAATGGGACGGCACTCCTCAAGAGAATGCATGACCTTAGCCGCTGCGGATAGAAACGGTTTAGGAGCGACACCTACAGCGGCACTAAGTTTAATCCTTGCTTTCGCAATATTGTTGCGGAGCAACTAATAAAAATTTACAGTAATATGGTAACAATGAAATTTTCAGCAACCAAGTCAGAAACATTGTTTTTGACACCGACAATTGCAGTTGAACAAGACAACTCAGAAACAGCAATCCGATTTGCTCTTTGGCACGGCGTGTTCAGTGTAGAGGTAAGTAAGAGCTACAAAACCGTAAAAGCTAAATAACATGGCAAGAAATGAAATGTTTGTAACGGTTTATAGGCTTGAAGTTGAAGCCACTCGAGAGAATTTGGACAGTATGGAGAACTTTATAGAAGCTATTTCGGATAACGCTATCGTGTCCAACGATGAGAGCCATGTAGCTATCATAGTAGTGTCTTCGGATGCCTTAGGGACAACGAAATTGGCTAATATGGCACTCAAATTCTTTGGCAAGGAGGGATATAATATAAGTACTCTCGGACTCTTAGGGCCGTTTAAGAAACTCAATTGATATTTTTTAACATAAAACTTGGAAAAAAGTTCCCAAAGCAGCTCAATAATTCAAAAAAAACATAGTATATTTGCAATATCAAAATTAAACAATAACATTTTAATAACAATTCAAAAATTACAGTATTATGGCAACAAAGAAATTTTCTCAGATGACAACGAAGAAGCTGAATGCTCTTTTGGCAACAGCAAGTGATGAAGACAAGAAGGCTATCGAAGCCGTACTCGCAGCTCGTGAACAGGCTCAGGCCCCCGCTGCTCCTGCAGCTCCTGAGGCAACCGCAGAAGAGACTCCTGCAAGTGAAGAAGAAACTCAGCTCAGCCCTGAGGAAGAAGCAGCTATTAAGGCAGCTGAAGAGAATGGCGGGCTCAACCCGCTTTACAATGGCAGCAAGGCAACTCAGGAGAAAAAGCCGAAAATGACTGATGAGGAGCGTCATGTACTGGCCGAAGAGCTGAAGAAGAACGTTAACCATCGTTGTCAGGCAGTTCCTTTCAACACCGCAGAATGGGTTGACGGCTATATCGCCGGAGTGATTGAAGAGAAGCGCAGCAATAAGGTGCTTTATGCAATCAAGACAGACGACGGACGCCGCATTATTAAGGTACACGACAGCAATCTCGTTCGCATTCTGGATGAAGTTGTTGAGCCGGAGAAGAAAGCCCGTGCTCGCAAAGCAAAAGACCCGGCAGACAAAGTTGAATGGACGCCGGAAGCAATTGCCGAAGAGGTTAACGAAGTTATCGGCAATGTAGGTAAAACGGTAGAATTTGAGAAATACCGCACTACAGACGAAAACGGTGAAGAGCACATTGAAATGGTAGTTGGCCGTATCGTGGCAATCGTGCCTGACAAACGAGCTCAGCGCTTGCTCTACCGCATTTCAGTTCCGGCTCCTATAGAAGGCAATCCGCTTGCAACGAAGACTATGCACAAGGTTGTGAAAGCCGAGGGCATTAAGATTGCCGAAGAGTTCGACGAAGAAGGTGCACAGCTCAATGCCAAGTATCTGGAGCGCCGTGAGGCAGCAGCAACCCGCACTCCGCTTACTCCTCAGGACCGCGTAATTCGCTGCGAGGAGAATGTGAAGAAGGCAGAAGAGAAGCTGCAGAAAGCTCAGGAAGAGCTGGAAGCCAAAAAGAAGCAGCTCGAGGATGCAAAGAAGGAGCTGGATGAATATCTTGCCGGTCAGGCAAATGGAGAAACTGCCGAAGCTCCTGCTGAGACTACAGCCGAAGAGGAGTCACTTGCATAACACAGCCACCTGACACCGTTTCTCCCATAGAGCCGTCTCGAAAGAGGCGGCTCTTTTTTTGCTGCATATCTAAGTATGCAGCTATTTTTGTATTATTGTGATTTATGTTAAAATATGTAAACTCATAGAAACATGCTTCTTTCGCGTTCTAGAACACTTTTAGGCTTTAGGTGTACTATAACATGGGTTAACTCAATTTGACGCGATAGAGGTCAAAAGAAGTGTATCTATCAATGTATTTTTATAAAGCCTATAATATGAATTAAGGCATGGACTTTCTTGAGCTTTAAGCTACCAAGCAGTTATATAAATAGCTGTTAAATTTATGGCTAAAAAGTTGACTCATTTTCGCGCGTTCTAGGACACTTTTATTTGAGAATAATAGTAAACTAAATCTATAAAAAGAAATGAGGAGAGAATGAACAAGAATAATGAAATTTCATATATTTTCGAGGCGTTTAGAGCTCTATATTTTTATATTAAAGCCGCAATAAACCAGTGAAAAATTTTTATGTTAAAGTCTGTAAAACAGTGATTTATATCAAGATTATTTTGTATTTTAGCTTATAAAAGAACAAAAGTAAAGCTGTTAAAAAATGTTACACACTAGAACACATAAAAGCCGCATGGCCATTAAAAATGAGCGGCTTATGTCTGGCTATACCGGATGTATAGGCTGTAAACATGAGCTGTTATGTGATATTTGTCCATATTGGGATGACCAATCCGATACTAAAATGGCCGAGAGAATATCCGCCACAATTGGACAGGAGAATATCACAAGGCCCAACGAGAGAAATGTTGAACAAAAATAAATAATTGCAATATGGAAATAAATGAACAAGAGAATACCCAAGAGGTACAGCAAGAGAATTTGCTTGATGGCTCTCAGTCAGTTCAAGCAATGCAAGAAGAAAATGAATTGCCCGCAGCTGTTCAATTAGTTCAGCCTCAAGCTGCTTTAGATGAAATAGCAGAGCTTGAGAAGAAATATCGTGAAACTATAGAACGGGAGAATAAATGAGTAATTTTGTTTTAGATTACAGCAAAAAGCAGACTTTGCAAATATCAAATGATGCTTTTTGCTTTTTGTATTATGGCGAAGAGCCATTAGATGAAGACAATTTGGAAGAAGCCAATGAGGTATCTGAAATGTTTTCCAATAATTTTTATATAGAAGATGATTGGAAAGCAGTTGATGACTCAGACCTTATAGAATGCACCTTTGTTCCGTATGTTGAAGACCAAGCCGATTATGATGAATATGAGAACCTTACTAAATATATTCAGCAGCAAATAAAATGGCTTGATGCAAATCATATTAGAGTGTGGTGGTTTAATAACCAAACTGGAACGAGAGAATTACGCGGTGATTTTAAGGTTTATACCAATAAATATGGCCTTAAGTGTTTTCATACAGGCAATCAAGATGAGGATTTTGCGACAGGAAAAATGAGCTTGTATTTTTTGAAGAATTTCAAGAAGCGCATAGCTTAACAAGTGAACGAGAGAAATATAAGGCAGACTACTTTTCTGTAGTCTGCCTTTTTTACATTAAGCTTTCATCTTCTTCTATAACAAGAGAATAACCGACCCCTCGTATGGTTTCTATGGCTACTCGGTTATCCATTTTAAGCATATTTCGCAGCATACATATATGGACGTCTAAGCTACGTTTATTAAAGTAGTTATCATCAGTCCATACTTGTTGCATAAGTATTTTCTTAGGTAATGTTTCGTTTTTATAGGCACATAGTAAAGCAAGAACTTGGCTTTGTTTATTATTAAGCTGTGTTTTTACATTGCCTATAGTAAGAATTTTATCTACTGTATTAAACAGGTAATCGCCTATCTCATAAGATGGCTCTATACTTCTTACTCGCACACCACATCTTTTCAAAACGGCTTTTATTCTTCTTATAAGTTCTTCAATGTTATATGGCCTTATAACGTAATCATCTGTGCCTTCATCGAATGCTTCAATAACATACTCATATTGGGCCTTGTCTGATACCATTATTACTGGTATTTTATCATCTGATTTGCGCAAAAATTTTAAAGGCTTTAGCCTCATAGAGGCATCTGTTGTTTTATAATGGCTTAATATGCATAAGTCATAATTCTTTTCTCTGATTTTGATTAGTATATCATCCTCAGTTGAGGTTATTACTTGAAAGCCGTTATACACCAAATAATCTACCAGGATTTTACAGTCTTCATCTTGATAGATTAAAATTCTTGGCAATGCTAATTTAGTGTTATTACTTTTCATACCATTTCTTTAATCTTGTTTTGCAAATCATTATATAAAACTTCATACCAAAATGGATTAAGCCTTAACAGGTCAAAGTATGAATATACGCCTTTTTGGTATATTAAAGAAGCATATTTAAGCTCTTTGTCCGCTCTTTTTTTAAGATGCTCATGATAGAACTTTATGGACTGGTCTACATTTACCAAGAATGGCGATTTATGCTCTATAAGAACTTTCTGCTCTGTATTTTGAGCAAAATAATATGGAATATTAGGCATTGCCCAAAAAGTTAATCCAGCACCGTATTCCTCACTTGCTTTATATAAAAAGCCAGGGCATGGACGAATTGAGTCAGGATATAAGCCTTTACATATTCTTAACCTACGTGGAATAAAAGGATTAAGTAAAGTAGTTAATCGCTTGTTTATATAAGTTGAGTATTTATCAACCATTCTTGTGTGCTCTTTAACAAGTGATGAAACTAACAGCTTAATCCTTTCATTTCCTATAGGGTCACTCAGGCGTATATATTCTTGCCTGAAAGCTTCACGCTGAATACGTATTCTGTCTTCTTTAAGCCGTTGAGACTTTTTCCTTTTAGCTTCTATGCTAGCCATTGCAGCTCTGCGCTGTCCCTCAGGTCCAAACAGTTTTACACCTTGACAATTATTTGGACCTAAGCCTGTCCATGGCATTTTATCCCCATATCTAGCTTCAATCTCTCTGTTTTCTTGCTCTTCTTCAAATAATTCAACATGTTCTTCTTCTAAGGTAATTTTTTCAATTGCCTCAGATTGAGCCTCTTGAATATCCTCATCATCGCTTTTAATTTCATCGAGAAATTCAAAGAGTTCCTTTTCGGTTAAGTCTCCATATTGCTTAATATCTTCCATGCCACTTAAATAAAGACTTGATTATATCTTTTCCAGCTTGCTTGTTAAGCAATCCAAAATATGCGATTGCAAGCATGAGCCTTGCTATTTTATGCAATACCCAGGCCAATAGATATATAGGGAAATAAAGTACACCTGCACATCTCCATAAAAATTTAAGTACCTTTTTCATTTCCATAATCCTTTTTTATATAAAAACTTTCCTGCGTTCATACCCAAGCTAAACATTCCTGAGCCAAAAAGAACCAATGCTAATATCTCATGCAATGTTATTTCCATAATTTTTTTTATTTTTCTAATATACTTAATGGTTGTTTTATTTCTGCAAATTGTGCATTTATGCGCTGCATATTTGCCTGCTGGTTTATAACTTCTTTTATAGGACTTTTTATTTCTTGTACGTTACTTAGCATATTCGCTATACTAAATGGAGGACATGCCATATAAACATCAGCCAGTGCATCAACTAACTCATCTTTGCTCAATTTCTGCAGATTGCTCTTTATTATCTCCCTTATTGGATTGTTCATCTTCTGCTTGCTTTAATTCAACATAAGTTCTATGAAAAGCTTCATCGCCTATTTCTTTAATAAAAGTTCTAAGTGTAGAAGGATATTCGCTTGTATTTATAGTCTTATCGACTACTTTCGCGTAAAGAGCAGCAAGAGCTTTAGGTCCAAATACCTTTTTCTCCTGTAGTCTTTCGATGGGACCTCTTTTGAATTGAACACCTGGATGCTCATTCATAATCTTTGTACGAGTTAGGTACAAATCCTTAATCAAAGCCCCAATATGCTTTTCGAACTGAGGCATTTGAATAATATCAATAACTTTCAAATCTTCCAGCTTCATTTTTATAAGTTTTTAAGTTGTTGTTTATAATACTTTTCTTGCATATCGAAGTGTCTCTTATATATATGCAAATCATGAGCAAAATGGTAATAAGCGCCTATTGGCACACCGAGCTCATCTGCAACTAATTGTTGAAGCTTTGTCCAACAATACTGGTCATTGCAAAAGCCATAAACCAAATCATTGCTTCGCATAGTTACACACATATCAAGAGTTCCTATTTGAGGCTTAATATCAAATCCGACTGATAGCGTACAAGGTGTATCATACTTATAGTCATCTTTTTCTTTGCCATCAAATATAGTAAACCAAGCTTGACGAGTATCTTTATTCTCTTTAAGCTGTTCAATGCACTTTGCCAATTGGTGATTGCGAGTCCACTGCCATCCATAATTAGAATTGACAATGTTATCTCCACCATGCATTTTATCCCACATAGGAGCATGCTTTTTAATTTCAGCTACACTCCTATCTCCAGACATATACCAGGCATATTCGCGCTCTGCATATCGTTCGCTGAATTTACGCCATTCTGTTGTTATGATGCGTTGCTGAGGATTAAGTAAATAAAAACCAACATTGTAAACAGCTTTTGTTCCAACGTTAGTATTTACTCCTTGGCCCATAATAAAAGCGTATAGGTCTTCAAAAGCCTCAGTAGCATTTTTATAAGCTATGTTCATACGTTATTCTCTTCTTTATAATCTAATATAAGTACAGCTCCATAACCATACCAAAGAAGCTCATCAAGTTCTTTTTCAGTTTTGCAATTATATTTACATAATTCAGCTTCTAAATCCATCGGACTTTCAATGTGAACTTCATCTTCTATATACTTTGCCATATCATTTAACTATTTTATTGGTACTGCTGTTATAAACTCTAAACAACAATTCTTCAGCTTCTTCATTCATGGCATTGCAAATACTTATTGCTTCTTCCATAGATAAGCCTGTAAGTTCTTCGCCATCATCATTTACTGCAATTTCGCCAGTTATAACTCTAACATCAAATAAGTTTGCAGAAGCAAAAGCCTTAGCAGCATCAAGAGCTTGTATACAAATATAATGTACAGCGTCCCAGTATATATAAGACAATGTGCTTGTATCTTTTAATATATCGACATAAAGCTCTCTCAACTTTTCTGGCTTAAACCATCCATGCTCATCCATTCGTCTATATTCAGCAAGCCATCTGCCATATCCATTTGTGGCCTTAAATCTGTTGGCATAAACAGCCACAAATCTAAGAAATTGGTCTGTATAAACGACTTGTGGAATTTCAACTGTTTTCTTCTTGAGCTGTTTCATGTGCTTAAAGTTTATATATTCTCGCGCGTTCTAGAGCACGCCTATTATTCCATTATTATTCAATCATTCATGTACTTAAAGCGCGATATTGCGCGCGAGAATAATGTGAAAATCAATCCTTAGTATGACCCAGTAGACCCGAGTGCTCCATCACCACGCTCGGATGAACGGCTGAAAAGCTCTGACTCAGAAACTTCTTCAAGGCCTTCATACGATACAGGCACAAGAATAAATTGTGCTATTTTCATACCTGGCTTAATGTGGACCTTGGCTTTACCGACATTAACAACATGTATATGAATTTCACCTTGGTAATCTTCATCTACAATCTTAGCTCCGAGGATAACGATGCTTTCAAATGCTTCTGCTTTCGGTGTTCTACCGGCTCCAAGGCAAGCCCATTTAGAAGTTACAACTCCTGATTTATCAGCTGCCATAAGCATATATCCTTCTGGAATTTCCATCTTAATACCTGATGGTATCAAAACATCAGTTCCTGGATTTACGATAAAGCCTTTGTTATTTCCAAAGTTAGGAACGAAAAAATCAATTCCTGCTGCTTTACCAGTCCCGCGAACAGGAGACTTTACATTTCTTATTTTTGCAAACTTCATAACTACACTATTTTAACAAGTTCCTTAGCTGCTGTTTCTACGGCTCTAGCAAGTCTATGTTCAACTTCTGGACTTATAAGGCTGTAAACTCCTTCTTTTTCAAAAGCATCAGCCATAATAGCTCCAATTTTTGAAAGCTTAGGATTAGAAGTGTTAATGCCATGCTTATCCATAAGTTCTTTATCGTACTCATACTTAATACCTCTGCCATTTTCTACAGGAACGAGCTTAGCTATTTCTGCATGAGTATTTGACTTTCTGCTCGTAGGAACAGTGATAATAATCTCCTGATTGGTTGTCATGCACATATCTGTGCACATTTCCATTACTTCATTGAAGTTGCACTTAAACTCTCTTGGAGTTACTGAAATTAAACTTTTCATAATGACGTCAAATTAGCAATTAAGTTCAACATATATGTTTTGTCTTTATCTCTTCTGAGCTTCATCTTATCTTTTAAGGCGAGAACTACTAGCTGAACACCTATAAGATGATGTTTTGCATGAGACTCGTCAATTATATCCAATACTACCTCTTTGGATATAATCTCATCATAACTTTCGGTCTTGTCAATGATAGCATTTATCTTGATTCCACCAATTACAAATGAGTAACACTTGCTTTCTTCATAGTTTTCATTCTCAAGGCCAGACAGGAATTGAAGTTCTTTTAACTTTGCTTCCTGCTCTTCTTTCAGATGAAACACCTTTATATCTATATCCTGTGGATTAGACGGAACTCCGAGCATAGCCAGAGCAGTTGTACCTGTTACCATATACTCAATTCTATTTGCATTGCAAAAGTCATTGAGTTTGAATAAAGCTTCTTTTATATTCATATCCTTATTACATTAAATCGTCATCGAATAGAGTCGGTTGTTCTACTGGAGCTTTAGGAGCTTTTACGTCTCCGGGTTTACGCTTCAATATCCAAAGAGTATTGCGCGCCACATCAGGGAACATAGGAGCCATGATATTGGCAATGAGATTTGAGTCGTAATAACTCTTAAGAGCATCAAACATTTTCTGCTGCCAATCATTCATCAGTGGCTTATAGTCTTTAGCCGAAGCAAATGTACCGAACTTCTTTACTATGTTGAAATGTTTCAGCAATATGCCTTCAAGCTCCCAATGGTCAAACTCTTGCACATCAACTCCGCGGCCATCGCCTGAGTCATAAGTATGATTACCAGCTGCTCCTACAGATGGGTCATAGTTTGGAGTTGAAAGGTAATAAGTAGCGTTATTATTGCCACAAGCCTTAAAGTTCTCCAAAAATGCATCTGCATTCTGTTTACCAACATGCTCGAGCACTTCAAAAGCGCAGACTTTGTCAGCATTAAACTTGCTGAAATCCATGTAGTTTTTAACAAGGTCAGCAACATAGAAATGAGCCCAAGGTACATTGGCATACTTCTCAGCTGCTTCTTGAATTGTTTTTTCGCGAATATCGATACCGATATATTCTTTCTGCTTAAACTTGTTTCGGTATAATACCTCAAGCAAGTTAGCAGCTCCACAGCCAAAATCAACGATAGATTCACCTATCTTGGCTTCTTTCAAAATGTGAGTCCAACGCAAATAATGCGCAAACTGGTCTCTGTGGAATACATGACGCTCAAACGCCTGGTCTGGTCTGAGGTCTGTTGTGTTATAAACTTTTGCCATAATTATTTTTAATTTTATCTCTAAGTTCTTTATTATTTTTTTGATAGTTTGTTAATAGTCGACACAATGGCGGCAAATAATAAAGCCATATATACTAACAGTAGTAGCCCTTGTATACATTCACTATGCACATGCATCATAATAAATATAGGCGAAATCATTACACATGCTATCACTATTGCTATAGGTGCAAGGCATAAACCTATTAAAAAATTTTTAATAAACTGCTTCATGATTATTTGTCATTAAAAATTTCTTTATGTTCTTCTAAGTAGTCATTCATAGAGCCCATATAAGCAATCGCATCAAGAAGATTATCCTCTTTGTGCGCATAAGCCTCACGTGATAACTTAAGAGCTATCATAGCTCTATACATACCAACAGTTGTTATTTGCTGGTCTTTAGGCGACATCAAATTATAGAGAGCTGCTGCTCTTTTCATTGATGCCTGAAACGGCCCGTATTGACGCTCTTTTTCCTCTGAGCGCTCATTTACGATTTGGTCTGCTTTTTTCAAAATGTTACTCATTGCTTAAAATTATTTATTATTTTGTCTTTTAAATCTGGATTATCCTCAAGTATTTCTACAAAGAGGTCTGCCGCAACGTTTATACTAAACTGCCTCATATCATCATTTTCTTCATATCGCTTAAGGAAAAATAATATTTCTTTAAGCATTGCATTATTCTCTCTTAGCAGTTTAAGTATCTCGCCCCATTACAGCATTGATTTTAGTTCTGCTTTTAATCTTTTTGCATCAGCACCTCTAAATGTTTGTGCATTTGCCAAGAAGTATCTAACAATATCTCCTGCAGTATCATAAAGATACATAACATTCGGGTCTGAAGTGTCAAGTGTTAACATTGCCTCTAAATAAGGCACCGCACCAAAATATACATTAAGCCATGTTGACTTTATATCTTTGGCTATTTGCTGAAAGGTTCTTTTCTTGTCCATTTTATTATCTTTATTTAGATATGCGAATATACTAATTTTCTCCGAGAATAGAAAATTTTTTTATTATAAAATGCACTCACTTAACACTTCTTAACTTGGCCAGATTTTATTGCTCTTCTGGATATTCTATTTGCAGTAATTCTTTGCAAAATTGAATAACTCGCTCATAGTTATTATATGCAGTTTGAGTAATAATTCTCCGCTGAAGTATCGTTAGTTTATTTTTAATAATAAACTTATTTATGTTAAGAGAGAGAGCTTTATCATTGCATCTTCTTTTATCTCCTAACTGAATAGCTAATTGAGCATAATGAATACATTTCTTTATATCCTGCGCTCCATTTTTAGCTTTATACCTACTAATATATTTTATAATGCATCCTTGTATAAAGGAGCATCTTAAAGCAGTTATAAGCTCTATTGGTTGCATAGTCATATCTTTATAATGACTTCCGCCTATTTGTATATCTGTTGCTTTCATATCAATATACTTTACGTTTACGATTATCTGGTATATACCCATTTGCCACTCTCAGCTCATCCATAAACATAACAGAGTTGTAATGCTTAGGAAATTCTCTTATCACCTTAAAACTTGCTGTTTTGTCTTTCACAAAGCTATTATCGCCTACAGGTTCTACATATCCAAGCTTTACAAACTTATAAAGATATGCGGTTTCTGAGTTTCTACCTGGCTCTTTATCAAGCAGAATTTCTTTTGAACTTACTACTTTGCCAACATTATCGTTAACAAATTTTACCATTTCCGGAAATACCGGAGCTCGCTTTCCATTACGTCCCATATTACATAAATTTTTTATATTTGTCAATTTTTGCTTTTATGCTATCCATTAAGGCATTTTGCTTTTTATCTTTTGCTTTAAGTGCTCTGATTACATCTTCATCATGAGTGCCTTGCAATATCAAATGATTTATAACAACATGATTTTGCTGTCCTTGTCGATATAATCGAGCATTAAACTGCTGATATAATTCAAGACTCCATGTTTGCCCAAACCAAACTATTATACTGCCTCCTGCCTGAAGATTAAGTCCATGGCCTGCTGATGCTGGATGCGCTAACATAACTTGTATTTTACCAGCATTCCAGTCTTCAATATCTTTATTGTTTTTAAGCTCTCTTGGCTTATATTTTTTAAGGTACTCAACAATTCTATCTCTATCAAACTGATAGGTCCATGCCACAAGTACAGATTGGCCATTTGCATCTTCGATTATTTCCTTAAGAGCTTCAAGCTTAATATCATGAATTGGAAATACATTTCTTTCTTCATCATATATAGCTCCATTGGCAAACTGAAGTAATTTATTTGAAAGGGCAGCAGCATTGACTACATTTACTTCCACAGGTTTTTTAACAAATACTGAATTGCCATTTTCGTCTTCTTGCTCAACCGTTTCAGTAGCGCTTATTAAGTCAAGCACTTTATTCTTTTCAAAGTCATCGTATTGCTTCTTTAGAGCTTCAGGCATTCTAAGCTTTATATAGTTATCTGTCCTAAATGGCATTTCAAGATAATCATCGGCTTTCATGCTTATGCAAATATCCTCTATTTTCTTATGTATTAGATATTCTGAGTCACTCATCAAATCGTATGAATATACGACATGACCATTCGTTTGACCTGGCCGAAAATACCTTTCTCTATATCTGGATATTGTCTTTTCAAGGCGCTCGCCTCTATCCATAAGATATATTTGAGGCCACAAATCAATAAGTCCATTTGGAGCGGGTGTACCAGTTAGTCCTACTAACCTTTTAAGATAAGGTCTTGCGCCGCGTAATGCCTTAAAACGCTCTGATTTATAAGACTTAAAACTGCTAAGCTCATCGACTACTACCATATCAAAAGGTAATTTGCCTCCGCCATATAAAGCACAAAGCCATGCGACATTATCTCTTGATATAATATAAATATCAGCTTTTGTTTCCATAACAGCTGCTATTCGCTGTTTAGCAGTACCTATAATCTTAGAAAAGCGCAAATGCTTTAAGTGGTCCCATTTCTCTGCTTCTTCTTGCCAAACTGACTCAGCTACTCGCTTTGGTGCTATGACTAACACCGAGTTAATCTCAAGATAGTCAAACATCAAATAGTTTACAGCCGTCAGTGTTGATACCGTCTTACCCAAGCCGAGGTCAAGAAATACTCCACAATAAGGATGCGTAAGTATAAATTCTACCGTAGCTCTTTGGTAACCATGTAAGTCTTTTTCTGTTAGCATATTATGAAAATCTTCCATTCTTACAATGAAGCTTTGCGTGCTCAACTTGTGAGCTTAAAACTTCTAAATTATCTATTAAGTTATTTCTTGGATTACCATCTTTATGATGAACAACTTCACCTTTCTTTAATGGTCTTCCAATTACTTCTTCGGCTAATATCCTATGTGCATGAGTTCCAAATATCTTTGGATAACTATGCTCTTTGCCTGTATTATTCCTAAGATGACCTTCTCTAACAGCAAGCCTATTCCAAAAGTTATCCATTCTAGTTGGATTGAGGTCTTCATTCATCTTTGTCATTTTAGCACTTAGATGCTCTTTTGCACAGGCTCTACTACAAAAGAAATGTGTAATGCCTGGCTTTATCATGCTTTTATATCGTATAAACTGCTTACCGCATTTTTCACAAGTAAGCATTATTTTTTCGCCTCTTGCCATATAATGCTATCTATAAATTGTTCAACGCCTTTTATCGTATCTATTACTTCAACTCTAAAGCCTAAAGCTCTAAGCTTATTGTGCATATATGCTTGTATGCGTTTAGGCTTTCGTCCAGTTGTTTTTAATTCCACAAAAACTATTTTATGGCCCGGAAATAAGCACATTCTATCTGGTAAGCCTATAAGTTGGTCACACAGCAGTTTTATGCACATACCACCATTTAATTTGACTAGTTCTACTAGCTTTCGCTCTATAACTTTCTCACTAGTTATTTCCATACCTTTTCATATAAATATCATATTCTATTGTATCGATATTAAAAATTACTTTAATAACCTTAAAATATTGGCCTGAGAATTTAACTAACATATCTATTTTTGGTATGCTTTCTATATTCTTTGAGCATAACAACGTTGCTTCTTTTATACTCTGACCTGAAAGTTGTTTATAAAAATTTGCTATCATAATAATCTTATATCATTAGCGTTAATAAAATGCCATTCATCGTCCATGCCTTCAAGTAATAATCCAGCACACAATACCATTTGAAAATGATTATAGCAAAGTTTAATACCGTCAATTTCAAACGGGTAATTTTTCTTATCTTTCTTGCTTATAAGCCTATGGCATATAGCGCAATTACACTTAAAGTCAATCATAATAAACTATCTTTACGTTTATAGTATTTCTGTTTACCGTATAAAGGAAAGTTCTTAGTGGATGCTATAGCTTCCCATTCAGGCAATGACCTAAGAATTTCATTAACCTCTCTGGTATTATATCTTGACATTTCTGTCTTATCTTTGCCAAGGCACTCACACCATACTTCAGCAATGCAGACAAAGTCTTTTTGTACTGTACCGTTTTTAGACAATGGGTCTTCGAGCCAACGTCTTCTGTCATACAGGTCCATTTTATCCCAGTCATCTGGAAATTTAGTGTTAAGATATTCTTCAATAATACCTTTTCGCTCATCCGCTTCTGAGTGTTTATGTTGCTCAATCTTAGCAATTATATCTTCATCACCAACAAGGTATAAAGGCTCTTTTGCCAAATATAACTGATATGCTTCAGCCCATATTTGATTTACTTCATCTTGCGTAAGGTCATCGTTTACAGATTTTGTGGCATATTCTGGCCTTACATCTATAGGCATAAATCGCCTATTTCCTGTCGGGTCACGTAAGAAGTCTTTGTTATTAGTGGTACCAAAAAATACACATTGACGCTTATATGTTTCTACTGTCCTACCATACGCCGGCCTGAACATATCTTCTCTTTTTGATATGTAGTGCTTGATTGACTCTACTTCTGCTTTCTTAAGGCCTGAAAGTTCTGCCATTTCAATCAGCCACGCCCCTTGTATCTGCTCAAATGACTCCTTGCCCTGCACAGTCGTGAATGTATCTGAGAACCATTCCATGCCGAGCTTTTTAACGAAAGTACTTTTATATGTTCCTTGTTCTCCGACAAGTATAAGCGCTGTGTCGAACTTAATACCTGGCTCGAATACCCTCGCAACAGCCGCCGCCAACGTCTTCCTAATGGCGGCTCTAGTATAAGCGTTATCTTCTGCTCCAAAATAATCAATCAATAATGTATTAACTCTCGGTATGCCATCCCACTTTTGAGCACATATATACTCTCTTATCGGATGGAACTTTTTCTTTTCAAATTCAAGCGCAAGCGCGTCGTCCACTTTTTGACTTGACACAATGCCGTAAACACATTCAATGTAATTACGAACACCAGAATAGTCAACATCACGGAGAGGCTCCACAGTATCGACTTTACGCCATGGTAACGAACGTGTAACATATCTTTTATTATCAAAAATGTTTAGCTTAAATACATCTTTTAAGAATTGGTCATGCTGAATTATTATATTCAAGTTATTGGCAGAATTATCATATTCGCCTTTTGTATTAGCGTCAAGCTCTTCTGTCCATGAAGTATCATATTCTTCAGGAACTTCTGCTTTTGCTTCTTCTGCAAACTCGAATTTAGCTTCAGCAAACTTTTCTTCGGCAATATGCTTTTTTGTTGTAGAGTCTTTAGAGGCAAATTCTTCCATTGCCTTAAAGCTCTTTTTATCTTTGTCTTCTTTTTCTTTGCCTGTATCTAAATGGCCAAATTTATGTATGCGAACTAAGTCAAATGCATTACATAATCTACATCCAGCAGGGTCTGTTCCATGGTGAGAATATGCAAATTTATCATCATAGACTATTAAGCCCGCAGCTGTAGAACCATTTATATACGTATATCGCCCTTCTCCAGCTGGTGTATATACATCTGAAAGAAAAGTCTCAATAGCTTCTTGTATAGTATAAGTACGACAGAAAACACCAATTATGCCTTTTTTATCTTCTGGGTCTTCTTGCTTTTTGATAGCTTGCATTATTACATCTGTGCTATCTGTAGCAGTTGGCCATTCGCTCGTATCATGCCAATCATCATATAGCCCAAGAATATAATCAGCTTCAAGGAAAGGTCCGTCTTGAAATTCAAAGTAGTACTCCATATCTGATGATACAGACGGCCAGAACATAAGTCTATTTACATCAAAAGTCGACTGATCAAACAAATCAATGTTTAGGTCTCCAGCGACTTTTCGAGCAATAGCTTGATATTCTTCTTGTGATACTTCTCTATCAAGTGGAATTATCAATCTGTGTCGTGGCTTTTCAGGGCATGACTTATGAGTTGAATGAATAACCGCGGCACAATCAAATAGCATTGTAAAGTCCCACCAAAAGTTCTCGTGAGAAAAGTCAATATCCAACGTAATTAACTGGCGGTAAAGTACATTTGTTTTATCACGCCTACCATTTGTAAGAAATCCGCCTACAAATCCGCCTACGTCTTTTATCTTACTTTGCTCTTCTTTTGTGGCACTCATAAACCGCTTATATGTTTCAGCGGTTACTACAGGAGTAGCTAGCTTTTGAACTAAATTGCTCCAAGTAGTTTTGGTATTTTTCCATACTTTACTTGAAACATTTAGTCCAACTGCTATGCTCAAATTTTCATCATATTTCAATTTATCTTGCATAATATGCGTAAACAATATATAAGCACAGCCAAATCATATTTTTAATCTTTTAAGTAGAATGGTGTTGTATATCCATCTGCTCTTAGTGGAAGGTCTGATGCCCATTCAGGAGGAGTGCCCATAATGCTTGCCATTTCTTCATAATATGCTTGAGCATTCTCTTCTGGGACTTCACACAAAACTTCATCATGTATATGGCACACGGGATGATAGTCATTAGCCTCAAGATTTAACATAGAATTGCCAAGCAAATCTCTTGAAATAGCTTGTACAATGTTCTCTGTTAATTTGCCTCCATACGTATCAATTTCGCCCCATTGCTTAGTTTCTTGCACAACCCCTTGGTAACATAATACTCGGGTTGGCATCGTAGAACGACCTATTTTCTTATCTTTGAATTTAGGCCCATAATAGAATAGCTTTCTGCCAGATGGCAATTGTATTGTCATAAACTCACCATTACAGTCGAAAATTATATTTCTACATGTGCATGATACTGGTCTTTGGTATCTGACAGCCTCTTTCGATGCTTCATCTATTTCTTTCCACATATCTACAATTGCAGGGTTTGCCGAGCGCCATTTACGCACCAGGCTCATCATTTCAGTATCTGATAAGCCCATACGTTCACCACCCATTCGCTTAAGTGCTCCTAATGAGCCCTCATAACCGAGTGCAAGCTCTGAAATCTTTGATTTGTCACGAAGTACTGAGCCTTTTGTAATAGCAGATATTGGCACATTAAACATCTTTGCTCCTGTAGCTTCATAGATTTTACCATCTCCACGGAATACGTCCATTCGCCATTTTTCGTTTGCAAGCCAAGATATAACACGTGCCTCAATGGCCGAGAAGTCCGCAACACTAAATACTTTACCAGGCGATGCTATAAGAGCTGTTCTTACTAACTGTGACAAAATATCTGCAACATCATCGTACATCATCTCAACCGACTCCCAGTCACGTGCTCTAATCATTTCACGCGGTACTTCTATATGTGATATATGATTTTTTGATAAATTCTGCAATTGCAATAATCTACCTGCCCATCGTCCAGTTCTATTTGCACCATAGAATTGAAATGTACCACGGACTCTATGGTCTTTCATGGCACAATTAAGCATAGCATAATACTTCTTAATAGACGTTTTTGAGAGCTTTTTGCGTATATTAAGCAACTCGATAACATCTGGATAATCTGCAAACTCTTTCATTAAATCAGGCATTGTTTCCTTTGAAAGTGACATAACAACACATCCTGTTGCCTTTTCAATCCATTGCCTAATTTGAACAGGCGAGTTTGGATTTTCAAGCCCTGTTAGCTGTTGAGCATGTTGCGTTAAGATAGAAGTATATGTGTTATCTACTGCGATAGCAGACTCTGCTAATTCCATATCAACCAAAATACCTCTATCATTTATATTCTGGTCAAGCACATACATCTTGCGCTCAATATCAGGAATGATATATGCCTCTAATCTCTTAAATATCTCACGCTCTGCAAGTACGTCATACTTGTTATATTCCTTATACATTTCCCACTTTTCAGGAGCATGTTCAGGATAATTCCGAGTACGCATGCCATTAACTCGAGTTGCTTTGCATGGGCATGAGAAGTATTTAATAAGCGCTTTACCAGTATCTAGCTTTTTATCTGTAAGATTAAGAGCCTTTGATACTCCGTCCAAAGAAAGTGGTAAACCACAATACGCAGCTTTTACAGAGGTACAATACCACTGTTCTGCTGGAACATTATATCCTATACGCTTAAAGCTCAAGCGCTCAAATACTGCATTATGTGCCACTTTTACACAATCCGGGTCAAGCAAAGCTTCTTCAAACTCTTCAGGCATTTCTTCACCTTGAGCCAAATCTACTATCTTTACCGGGCCATCATCTAAAGCATATCCTATTATAAGAATTTCAAAGTCTGGTGACTCGATATACTTATAAGCTCCAGACTCTTTAATATCTACAGATGAATATGTTTCAACGTCTATAAAAAGATTTTTTGCCATTATTTCTTTATTTGATATTATAGAATTGTGGAATAGGCAGGACTCGAACCTGCATCTTGCTCTCGTTGTTTTTAAGTGGTACCACGCTGCTCTTCCATTAAGCTACTATCCCAATAGGAGTATAGGCGGGACTCGAACCCACATTTACTTGGTTTCCACAGACGGTTTCCGAAGTAAGTTTTACCATTAAACTACTATACTCATTGATGCAGAAAGGAAATTACATCATATCATCATCCTGAATAGCATTATCTCCACCGAAATCTTCTTCAGCTGTTGAGCCACCGGCCAACATCTCTCCATCTTCGAGCTTCTGGAGATTGTTCAATCCAGCAGCAATACCTTTGGATGAAACATTGAAAGCATAGAAGTTGATTGAAGCGCGACCATAACAACCTGAATAGAACTCGTCTCTGCTCATGATTGGATTGAGTGAGCGGTCCACAATGCTCGGCTGACGCATCGAGTTTGCATTGATGAAATAGTGGTCCTCAAATGCTGGGTCATCCGGACGTTCTTCATCGCCATCGCGTAGAGGCAATTTGAGGTTTGCTGGAATACGGCCATTCTTATCTGCGAGTTTTGCCTTACCTGCTTCCTTTGCAGCTTCTACGGCTTTCTTGATTTTGTCAATAGTAGTCGTATCGCTCTTAGGAATAAGAACGCAGATATTATACTTAGGAGTATCGCCCTCATTCATAGCTGTGGGCTCGAATACATTTACATAGCAAAATCTTACTTTGCCAGTTACAACCTTGGTTGAATTTACTTGATTACTCATTGTCTTTTAATTTAAGTTGTTATTATTACTTTTTTCTATTATTTCTCATATAACCTTTAAGCTTTCTATGTTTAGCTTTAAAGTTAATACAATTGATACCATAGCCAATCATATTATTGGAGTCATGACCAAAAGCAGTTCCTACCAATTTTGGTGATATAATAAAAGGATTACGTTCCATATTTTCTTAATGCTAAAAAATATTATTCGTCTTTGAAATCTAATTGTGCTTGAGCATATCCCATTGCTGGTCTCTTGTCTTCAAGCGGTACAAGAGTAGGTTTGCCTTGTGGCTTGATAACCACATCTGAGAGTATTTCCTCAAAACGCTTTTTGCCTACTAACTTCTCAATAGAAGTAATCGGTTTAAGCTTCATATTGAAAATCTCATCTTCTGAAAGTTCAGGGCAACGCGCAAAAATTGCATTAGAAGCTTGGTCTTCGTCAACCCATTTGCGTCGACTAATTCCTTCAACTAATTTAAGCCCCGGCCATTGCTTATTCTCGTTAATCGCTTTAGTTTGTGCATATTCTGTTATTGAATTAGCCCATTCTATAAGCTTAGGCACGCGCTTAACTATATCAGCAATCTCATCGTCGGTTAACAACTCTGGGTCTGCGAATTCGTGTTGTGCAATTTCGAGCTGTTGCTCATAAAGCTTACGACATTGATTACGCACAGCACAAAATCTGCACCAATCTCCAGCATTGAGTTCTCCTTTACCTTCAAAAGCAAGTTCAGCTCTTGGCCTAAGCTCCTCTTCTGCCCATTTACGGAGTTCTTCGACAGATATTTGCCAACTTGATATATTGTTAATGCGAGGCTGTATAATAGTCAATCGCACTTCTGTTATATCATACATTGTATCATATTTCTGCAAAGCCCCAAGCCCATAAAGCATAAGTTGCTTATTCCACTCAGCATATACTGGAACACCTTTTCCGTATTTTAAGTCAACGACCTCCATAAGATTATCATTGATAACAACACAGTCAGCTGTTCCAAAGCTTTCAGGCACATATTCTGTCAAATCGAGTTTTTGCTCAATTTCCATAACAGCCAACGGATTTTCAGTTTTTGCTTCAGCTAATTGTTCTGAGCAATAATCCGTATAGATAGGTACAACTTCAAGCATTTCCTCACTGAACAAGTCATTTGTCATTATCTCTTCGAGCCTTTGGTCAAAGTCTTGTTCACTAATGCTATTAAGTGTATCTTTTCTCAGGTAAAGCTCTGAGAGCTCATGAGCTAATGTACCTTCTTCTGCATATACTGAAGACTTCTTTTCTCCGTATTCATCTTCAAGCTTAGCAGATGGAGTACAATTCAGCCATCTTCCTGCTCCAGAAGCCGAGAGGAGTGCATGACTCCTCTGGCTATGTTTCTGTGGTTTAGTACTACTTGTCGCTTGAGCCATATTCTTTTATCGATTTTGCCAAATAATGACATTGAATAGCACACTGAGCATAAAGCTCTGGATTTCTCTGCGAAACTTATAAGCTGCTTTTTGCAACTTCTTTGTACTCGACATAATTACAGTGACTCTAAGAAGTTATACATTTCGTCATACTTAGCTGGGTCAAGCTTTGTTACGCTCGGAGCTCCAAGCTCATTGAGTTTCTGCTTGATTACGTCGCGATGCTCATTGACCTTTTTTGCAAGCATTCCGCGGACATCCTCAATGCTCTTAGAGGCAGAAGAAGCAGCCGGAGCAGCAGGTGCTGAAGGAGCAGGCTTGGCAGCGCTCTGAGTCTGGGCAGGTGCTGCAGGCTGGGGAGTAGGTTTTGCAGGAGCTGGCTTTGCTGGCGCAGTAAGAGCAGGTTTAGAAGCTGGAGCAGCAGGTGCTGAAGGAGCAATAGCATTACCAAACAATGAAGTTAAAAACTTCTGCGTATTTTCAGACAGGTTTACGCTAACCTCAACAGAAATTTTAATGGTTTCCATTTTCGTAATTTTTAATGAAGTTATCTAAATAGTTAATAAACTCGTTTACTGTCATATCTGGTACGTTTGAGAGCTTTTGATGGATAAGCTCATTATTCTTATATATAGATACGTACACGCCTTTATAATTCAGCTTTACTTTATATTCGCCTTTCAGCATTGTTAGGCACCCATCTTCAGATGAACCTTTCCAAGTATTTGCTGAAAACAAATCAGTTACTAACACACCAATATGATTGGCCAATCGCTCTAACTGTATAACATCCAAATTGGCTTCGCCCTTTAACACACGGTCAAATGCCTGTTTCGGATATTTAACAGTAGGAAATAACACTTTAGCTAAATCTTCCGTATTTAGCTTGTAGTGCTCAATTACATTACCTATATTAAATTGTTGTTCCATATTTTGGTGAATTTTATTATCTTATTTTCGATATGCAAATATACAAACTATTCTCGAAAGAAAAAAATTTTCCATTATTTTTTGAGAATTTATTTGTTAAAAATAATTAAACAGCAATTTTAGTGCGGCTTTGAAATTGCTGTAAACAAAGAAACAATAAAAACAATGCCTCTATATATTTCAAACTTAATTTCTTAATTTCCGATTAACATTAAGGTTAATAAGAAATATCGGCTTTTAATATGAAAAGATTTAATGAAATTATTGTTTCTTTGTTTACAGCATATATAAGTAATTGATTTTGAGCACTTTAGGCGTAAACAATGACTTGTTTATATTGTTTCTATTGTTTACCACTTATGCTTATATAATCCACGTTAACTATAGAGGTGGCTGGATTTTGGCTTATGACATCTACTTGCCTACTTTTTACTTTATTGGTTTTCCATAAAAATCCCAAAAAGCGCTTATACTTCACTGTTTCTACTATTTTAAGCGACTCTCTATTAGATATTTGCAACTCAACAGTATCTCTTTTTAGGTCAACACATCCTGCCACATCAGTCCATTTTGATTTGTAATTAAAGCATTTAAGTGTATCAACTGTATTCGTCATAGTATCAATTCTTATGGAGTCACTCAGCTTTGCAGAAAGTAAGTTTATCGTTTCTGTCTGAGATGATATAACTCTTTGTAAGTCCGATTTGCTTACTTTAAGCTGCTCGATTAGTTTCAAATCCTGCTTTCTGTATTTCTTATATTCAGAAAGTGAAAGCTGAAGCTCTGTTACTTTAGCAGCATTAAGGCTATCAGATACTTTATAGAGTTGGCTTTGTGCCATTATAGACTCTTTTTCTGAAAGCAATACTTCCTGATTGCTTTTAAGCCTACTGTTTTCTTCTTTTAGGCTTTTAATCCTAATTCCTGCTATTACTATAAGTAGAATAGCAACAGCGATTATTCCTATTTTTATGATTATCTTTTTCATGCTCAATTTATTCTCGCGTATTCTCGCATAGTTTTAATTTCTTGTTTATAACTACCTTATCTTTAATATAAAAACCATTCTCGTAATAATTTCTTATACGCGAGAATGGTTTTTATGTGCTTCAGAGGTCTTTATACTCATACTTAGCATCAAAGCTGGGACATGCCTTAGCCGCAAATTCTCTGTGTCCATGAATAGTAGCATTTGGGTATTTTGCCTTTAAGCTTTTCAGCAATTCGAGTAAAGATTGCTTTTGAGCCTCAGTGCGCGTATCTTTAGGAGTTTTACCGTCTTTAGCAACGCCTCCTACATAGCATACTCCTATAGAGTTTGCATTTTGACCTGAGCAGTGGGCTCCAACTACACTTTCATCTCTGCCTTTATGAATGGAGCCATCGAGCTCAATCACATAATGATAACCAATATCTTTCCAATGATTACCATTCACGTGCCAATCTCGTATGGTCTCAGTTTTAACATCTTGCCATTCAGGAGTAGCAGAGCAATGGACTATGATTTTATTTATCTTTCTCATCCTTTTATTGTTTTTCTTACTTCACAGCTCATATTATAGCATATTGAGATAGTTAATCTGAGCATTTCTGATTTAAGTTCAGCAATTTCTTTACCTTGCTGTTCTATTTTATCACTGAGTATATTTCGTTCTTTAACAGCTTCTTCTAATCGTTTTTTAGTGTCATCACTTAAATTTTCGTAAAATTCAAGAGATTTTTGCATACCTTCAATGACAGTGTTATCTATATCGGCATTTTGTTTTTTACGACTTAATAGCCATGTTACACAAGAACTTATAGCTGCTGAACCTGTACCTACTAAAGCTGTAATAATCTCTTGCTCTAACATACTATACAAATTTTTCCCAGTCCAACTTGATTGCTTTTCCGATTGCGTCAGCAGTCCATCTGCAGAAAATCATGCCATCATACCCATCTGGGTCATTGGCTACTTTATGAGCATACCTTAAGCATGCAGCCTCATCTTTCAGAGGGTCTGGATAGAAATCTGCATAAGCCATGTTAGCCGCATAGGTAACATCACCTGTTGTCACTTTGCCAGGAATGCTCAATCCTAAGCTTTCCATAGACTTTTTGACTTGAGAAGTTGTCCATGTGTGCTGTTGGCCATTTGCATTTTCCATCATTTTACTTACATGCTCTGCAAGCGCATCTGTAAAATGGTAGCCATGCTTTTTAACATACTCTGAATATCCTTTTGCAGACATAAGAGCATTCGCTGTTTGCTCATAAGGCAAATCAAATTTAACCTTATGCTCACCATGAGGAGTAGCTATTCTGCTTTCTACTACTACATCCTCTTCATCTTCGTGCTCCTTATTATGGTCGCACGTATGATGCTTTACTATGATACATTTTAATCTGTGTCCCATAACTTTTAGCTTTCAAATTTTTTGATGAAATTCTCCATCATTTCCTGCTGCTTTTTCATGAGTTCTTTCATCTCACCAATAGAGCCTTCAATCTTGCCAAAGCGCTGCTCTGTTTCTTGCTTTTCCTTATACATAGGATTAAGCTCTGCAAGCAATGAAGGAGCTTTGTCAATGATGTTTTGAGCTTTAGAAGCAGAAGCCAAAACCTGTTCAGCATTTGCCTTTTGAGCTTCGACTTCGCTCGTCAATCCAGATTTTTCTGTTGACAGAACAAGATGTCCAGCATAGGTAACTGAGTGGCTTTCAGGAATAGCGTAAGTTGCCATTTTTCCATTGGCCTCTATAGTAACATCTACTACCATCTCTGTCTTGCCGGTCTTCTGGTTCATTTCCAATCGAGGAAATGATACCTGAGTGGCTTTGCCTTGAATAAGGCTAAATTCCTGTGTATCAAGAATGTATACAGGATAATTCTGCTTTATATCTTTGAATAACAACATATAGCTTATCTTTTTGAATTGTTAATGAAAAAGAGGGCACTCAGAGAAGTATAAAACTTCCCTAAGTACCCTCAATTAATTAGGCTGCTGGTTCAGCTGGAATAGAAACACTCAATGAGCTATTGATAGCATAGCAGTTGGATTTTCCGCATACTATCTTAATAAGTCCTTGAGTCATTCCAAGCTGGTTGATAGTAACAGATGTAGGAAGCGTCGTTCTACCTTGGAATGCAACCACAAACCGTTCATTGATTACCTGTGTCTCAGCTTGGCATTTGCAAGCATTCGGAGTAGTAATCGTGATTGTTGCTACAATAGGCACGAATACGGTAGTTCCGTTAAGAACAGGCGTTTCATTCCTATAAGTAACAGTCGCAAACGGTTGATTGGTAGAAGTTGCACAGACACAACGACACAATTTCTCCTTAAATGTGGCCAAGAACGAAACTTGATTTGCCACAGGAGCAGCGGCTAAGCCTGCTGGCGATAATGTAACCATAATCTTTACAGTTTAATGGTTAAACATTACTGGCCACAGCCGCATCCGCAGCTATTACCGCCACAGCCACAATTGCCAAGCCTGTTGAAACGCTCGTTAATCAGGTTGTTCTGGCGCTCCTGAGAAAGCTCGAATTTAAGGTCCTGAATTTTCAGAGCCTGTTCGTCCTTCCAGTGGTTGTTCAGAGTGTCGATGATACGCTGAGTGTTGTCCTGACCGGCGCGAAGAATATCGCACTTATCCTGCTGAGCTTGGAAAGCAGTAGACGAGAAGCCCTGCGTAATCGCAAAGCCAAGGTCACGCTGACCATTGCGGAGTTCGGCAGTGTCTTTACAATTCTGGAGGAACAGGTCACCGCGGAAATCAGCAATCTGGCGCTGAGTCTGGCAACAGCAGTTCTGCAGAGCCTGGATAACATTGCAGTCACCGAGGTTAACAGCATTGATAACACGCTCAGCAGAGAAGCCAACCTGGCCAGCAACTTGCTGGATAGCAGCCTGAACATCGCAGCAGCACTTCTGAAGAGTGTTGAAGTCAATGTTAAGCGTCTGAGCCAGCTGGCTAAGAGCAAAGCCATCGCCCTGAATAGCAGACTTAATGCAATCAGCATTCTGGTTGTCCTGCAACTGAGTGCGGATAGCGTTGAGCTGAGCCTGAGTTTCGATACCCTGAGTAGCAATACCTGCACCATCTCCACCAAAGCCGAAGCCTCCATTGCGGAACAGAGCAAGGAACATGAGGTAAGCAAACGGATTGTTCATCCAGTTGTTCATACCTCCACCCATCATGGCGGCCATCGAGCCCAAATCATCTCTACGGTTATTACCGTTCGCCAGGATGGCAGCTGCGAGCGCGTTGTCGTTGTTATCGCGGTCGCAACAATAGATTTTTTCTACAGTTTCTCCCATAATTTTGAAGAATTTAGAAATTTGTTAAACAATAAAGTTAATTATAATATTTCTTGCAAGAAATTATTTTCTTCTAAATAATGCCACCATTGGGGGTTAAATAGGCTAAAACCGGGCTTAACGACGTTGCAAATATCATACGCCATTGTTCCCACGTAAAAAATTTGTCCATATCATCAAATTGTTATGCCGGGGATTGCTCCCCGGCTTGAATTTATAAGTTGTTAATCCAATTATTTATTAACTTTGAAATATAATCATATCCATTTGGTGCGGGATGTTGACCGTCTAAATAGAAATTTCCTGCATCAACATTACCATTTTTATCTAATTGGTTATTCCATTGATTAGGCAAATTTGGATTCATCCAACTTTCACGCCATAAATCAATATACGGAATACCCCATTTTTGGCAAATTCTTATGGCTTCTTTAAAATATTCTAATCTATTAAAAAATGTCAATGATGTTGTACCCATTTTTGGCGCAATAATAAACCCTATCTTTTTACCCTTATATTTATTAAGGATTTTATAAATATATGATTCTATCGCACCGCAATATGTGTTTATATCATAATTGCCGCTAAAATCTTTATTATTCCAACTCCCAAATTTTGCCGGATAATTAGCCCTATCAATCAATACATAATCCGTTTGGTCTGCATTATATGCAACAATACGCCCTATCCTATCAGCGTCATTAGTACCTCCATCAAACACAAAATAATCACAATCATTTTGTTCTGATATTATAGTATCAATTCTCATTGACATATTATATATTACATCTAATCCATCTAAATTCGATGTAAATGTAGAACCACCACGGGAATAATTTACGCCAACCATATTATTAGGTATCTGAATACGTGTGCGCCAACCCGTACTATTCCATTCATTGTCGGCTGCGATTGAATCCCCGTCCCAAATAATTTTTTTCCCAAATAATATATTTGTTTTTAGATTCAAATATAAATTAATATTAGGGCAAAAATCTAAAGTTAAGGGATTGTTAAAAGCTAATGTTGGCTCATTAACTAATTTACTATCTCCATGCCCGTTTATTAAGGCATATCCATTGGAACTACCTTTTATGCCCATACAATTACTAATAGCTTCTTCAAGGGTAGTGAAATTTTCATCATATACGACCGTTGTACCTCCATCCGCACGACGTACATATAATGAATTATAATATAGCCCACCAACATAACGGGCAATATTCAATGTTATAGTAGTAATATTATTAATATCTATATTTGGCACATATAGTTCTTTGATGTATTTATTATATTTTCCATCAGTTGTTACGCCCTCAACAATAATATTGGATTTAATTACGGGACTATTATTTATATCTGATATATCATAATTAAACGTTGTCACCTCTATATTTTTATATGTAGTAGAATTTCCATTGTTTAATAAAATATATCCCATTGAATTATTCAATTCGTGTAATCCATATATTGCGTTATTTGATTCTTCCAACGTATCAAATGATTCTTCCCATAATACAGTTACATTTCCGCTTGAATTATAACCATATATATTATTATAGTATTTCCCACCTACTTGATAATTAAGGCGCAAAACACACTTTACAATAGACGTATTAGTTAGATATAATTCTCGAACAAATAAATTAAAAATTGGATTATTAGATATGCCACTAAAATACGTTATTGTTTCCTTTATCCAATTGCCGCCCGCATATTTGAAATTTGCAATTTCATTATTGGCAATTGTAAGATTAAAATTAGGATATTCGCCCGGAGTAATAGCAATATAATAAACATTTTCTTTACTATTATCCGGAATTGTATTTTTATCTGCAATACCCAAATAAGCAAATCTACTATTGATATGAAATTGCAAAATTGGAGAATATGATATATTCGTAACATCATAATAATCTGTTATTTCCTCTGTAATTGTGTCGGTTATTACTTCACCAATGAACATATAACCATTAGCGAAAGTTTTAATACCAATATTCCACGATGAAATAGCCTCCTCTTTTGTATTATATTGTTCTTCAATAATAACACGTATTAACGACCCGTCTACACGTTTAAAATATATAGCATTGTACCAAATACCGCCCGTTTTATATGCTAAATTTACCGTAATTATTTTTAATTCAGAAAAATCTATATTTGGAACATACATTTCTTTTATTAATTGTTTCAAATATAATTTCGTAACTTGGTTTTGCGCTGCAATATCTGTATATTGTCGTACCCAATACCCATTTTTATTTAATAATACAGCGACTTTTCCTTCTGGAATAACTATATTATCAAAATTAACGTATGTCCCACTTTGTCCGGCAATGTAAAAAACGTTTTGGTCGGGCGTCCCCGGTGCGGTGTCCGGCGTGGCAATCCCGGCAAACGTCGCATTTGCCCCAATAACACTTATTATATTATTGAGTACATCTTGAAGTAACTGGCCAGTAATTTCCTGGTTATTATTAGTTTTAATAACGGCTGAAACAGCTGTTTTTAATTCAGTATAATTTGCCATATCATAAAGTCTTAAAATCGTTATTGAAATCACTGTTAAAATCGCCATCTATAGTTTCAGGAATATATCCACCTATGTTGGCTATAACAGTATCTGTCTCAAACTCACACTCAACTGCAGCTAAATCTCCTTGGTCTTCCCATTCAGGCTCCATGCTAAATGTGGTTAAATCATAGGTTTGCAATTTACTCGTGATTTGTTTGTTTTCACATAGCCTTACAATCCTAAGAGCATCACATAGATATTCAGGAGCTATAAATGTGAACTTATAAATCTTTTTACTTACTTGGCTCTCAATAAAAGTATAGCCCATCCGCTCAGTGGCTTCTTCTTCAAAATCATATTCAGGCTTACCAATCTGTGTATTCAAATAGCACCTAAATTTGAAATTATCAGAAAAGTCTACTATGCCATTTTTAAGTTCAAAGTTATATGAATTGTAATACTCAAGAAGTAAATAGTCGTCTACTTTATTAGTTACAGTGAATATATCAGAATATATAGTTCCTAAACCTGATATTGAAATAGCTAAATAATACAAACCTTCATGCTTTATTTCAACTATAGGAAGAGTACCAGGATATTTAAGAAGCTTAAAGTTAGTATATGACTTAATAACTAAGCCATTTTCTTTCATACTCGTTGTTATAGTAGTATATGCCCCCGTATTGAAATTATACAATCTCACCCAATTTATAGCTGTTCCACTGGCAAGAACTACTTGAAAAGGCAATAACATATTCTTATAGGTTATTAGCGGATAAACCTGGCCAAAAGCATAATCTTTACGATGATTTTGCAGTGCAAGATTATCGTAAAAAGGCAATGGCGATATGTTATTATTCACTAACTTCATGTTGCTAATTTACAAATAAAAATCTATATAAGAAAATTTCTTAATAATTTTTAACACACAGCTTTATTGAGGCACATAAAGTAATCTTACTTTAGCATGGCGAGTATTTACATTGACAGAAATCTCATCTATTTTGCCATTTCCTATAGTGGTTTTAATCAATTCAAGTTCATCCAAATCTTCTTCAGTAGGAAATTCTATAGTATGCTTCATACACATTTTTACACCATTCGCATATAAATCTCTAAGCACATTACAGTCAAGATTTGATGCAGGCATATCATACATATAAAAGCGCACAAGATATGCCCAAGCTGCATAGAAATTCTGAATTACAGCATTATATGTATCACCGTTTTCATCTACCAACTGTGTTTCAACTATGGGCAATTCTAAAGAGGAGCCATTTTTAACAGGGCATAATAATGCAAAGCCATCATCTGAGAAATTAGATGGGTTAAATAGCATATAATCCACGTCAGATGAAAACTGGCTTATATTTATTTCTTCTGTTTTATCTTTCTGTATATAGTTAGATTTAACATCTATGGTTACTCCACCAAACAAATCAGTAACGTCATCCATCCAGCCAAATTCATATCGTTGGTTTAGGTCTGTTTTATCATATTCTACTTCTGATTGAAAATATGATGATAGCTTTTTGTTAAACTGGTCTACTAGTTTAGTAAAATCAAGCTGAACATTTGTATTATAAGAGTATGAGCCTCCTCTCATAAAGAAACTTATGTGTTCAATCTTAAATTTACCATCTTCTATATACCAATAACATCTAAAACAATCACGAAGCATTTTCATTATATCTTCTAATGATACTTCTGCTTTTTGAGCGGGCTGGTCATATTCACCTTTAAGTATATTTGTTTTTTGTGTTATATGTACATAAAATCTTGCCATCGACATTGGTACGGTTGTATCATACAAAAAGCGACTATATTCGGCAGTTGCTTCATGCTGAAGAGTAGGGTCTATTTCTTTAAGCAAAGCCTTTATTGCTGCTGCTATAGAATAACTATCCCTAAGAGTATATTGCTTTCTTAATCTCTGCTCAAATAAAGAATAATAGCTATCGTATACATACCACAATGAGGCATTAGCCCAAGAATTTCTACTAATAGGCAAAGGTCTACCTATACCGGTGCTACCAGGAATAAATTCATTAGTAAAATACTGGTTATAATCATTTAAGCCATATCTTGTAGGCTCATCTACTGCTCTAGAAGTACAGAAAAACATTCCGCCTGTTAGCCCAATACACTTTTTATAATTTCTGTTGTCTGTGACAAAGTCATCAGATGGCAAATCATATGTGTTCTTTATACCTTCTGAATCTTCTACAGTATCTACATCACAAAGTAAACGTCTATAGATATGATATACGAAAGGACTTTCTATAGTAAATGTATCGCTTGAATTATTTACATTTACCATCTTAATATCCTCAATTCCTATATATTTATTATCAGGGTCACTAACAGCCCATTGCTTTTCTGACTGATATAACAGGGTATTATCTGAATTTCTATATAAACGTATCCAATACATAGTAGAGCTTCCATCTACTAATTCCATTTTGCACGTGTAACCTGGATTCCATTTACTCCAATATCCGTTTGTTCCAGCGTATACTCCATTAACATCAGAAATGCTAGCATTTCTTATATAAAACTCATTTCCTGCTTTTATATAAGAAAAATAATACTTGTTTATCAAGTCATTATGGTTATCGATTGCTTCATTTACGTCATCTTCCCAGTATATGCCGCCAAAAAAATTAGATATTGAATTGGCACCTCTTACATAAACCTGCATTAAAGAGCGTTTATGCAGGTTTATTCTTGATATAGCTGGAGCAAGTTTTATAAGGTCATAAGTATTTTCATATTTATTAACCACATCATTATATTCATCGAGAGCTGTTGTTTTAAGCTCACATGACTTTTTTTCATAGTCAAGTTTGCAATCTGTTTTATTAAATTCGCCTTTATAATACTCTATCCATTTACCAGAAGTCCTATTGTATTTATCTATAATAAGTATCATCTGGTCTTCTAGACTTGAATTGCGCACAAGCTCGTAATCATTCCCAAACAGATTTATTTTACCATCAAGTGAAATACGGAAAAATTCTTGCCCACTTTCTTTAGCATATTTCTTATTAAGCTCTTTATAATGTGGATTTACTTCTACTTTATCACCACCATTCTTCGATATGTAAAATTTATATTTTGGAGGTATCATATCTTTAATTCTTTATAATTCGTTTAACATTTTTATGCTGAATAACTACTGTGCCGTTAGGTAGTGTATAATATTTAGTTTCGCTCTGTTTTCTAATGCTTCGCACATCATCCTCTATTTTTGAAAGGTCCACGCTTCCATTAGAATTAAGAGAAATATTCAACCCATCTGAGCTAGCAAATGCATTAAGATATTTATCTTCAAATGTTCCTTTATTTAGACTATTAATAACATCTGGAAGTATCTTTTTGTATTTCCTAGTTCGCTTCTTACTTATAATAGCAAGTGCTTCTCCACCTTCAGCTCTCATTCTGCGCTTCTTCTTATTCTTTACGCCCAAATCAATATCATCACCAGATGCATGAGAGCCTCCTTCCAAGAACTCAAGACCTCCTTCTCCATATTCATCAGACTGGCTCGCTGTTACTTGTTTGGCTTTAATTTTAGCTACTGCAAATGATGTCCACATTGTAGCAATAGCAGCTAATGCGAGAGCTGGGCCAACAATAGGAATTGAAGAGAATGAACTCCACAAATTAGCAGATGCTGTGACAAGCGAAGATGCCTGAGTAACAGTGTTCATTGCTTCTTGACGTTTTTGGGCCGCCTGCAGCATTTTTTGTTTTTCTTGCTGATTTTTCTTTTCTTGCTCTAATTCTTTTTTAGCAGTAGCTACGTTATTAGCATAGCCATTATTGCGAGCCTCAACCTCGGCATCATAAGCTTTTTGTGCGGCCTCTACTCGAGCTTCAGCTGCTTCTACAGCCTGTTCAGCTAATTCAACTTCGGCATCCATAATGGATTGAAGCTGTTCTATTACTATATTTACAGCATCTTTTAGGGCATCAATCTGGTCATCATCAAAGCCAAGTTTCTCAAGCAAAGTACCGCCTAAACCTTTTTTGCCAATATTTTTAATAAAGTCATCAAGCTCTGACAATTCACGGTCTATGCCTTTAACAGTGGCTTTAGCAGCATCAATCTGAGCTTGACTCCAATCTAGTCCACCAGCTTCTGCTAAACGTATTTGTTCTTGCCATCTAGCTTTTTCTTGTTCAAGCTTAAATCGGGTTATCTCAGTTTCACTGCGCTTAACTTCATTAAATACAGCTTCATCAAGAGCTTGTTGCTCATCGAAGCTTGACATATTAAAACTACCAACAGTAATAGCCTTTTGTTTATCAAAAGATGCATTTATAGCGCTTGTAGGTTGTCTTTTAGCTTCTGGTAACTGAGCATTCTTAAGTAATGCTATTTGTCTTTCTACATCTAATCGCTTTAATGAATTGCTGAGTTCCTCATAAGAACCTTTTTTTGATACTTCACCTTCTAATTCTAACAACTCTAATAGCTGTTCAGCTTTTTGTATTTCTACATCTATATTGAGCAAATCTAGACTTAGAGTTAAGCCTTTTTGCTTGTTCTCTATAGCGTTTTCTATATCCTCTAATGCTTTAATGGCCGTTTCTTTTTGGCTTTCTGTAAGCTCTTTATATTTTTCATCTTGACCTTTTAGTATTTTTTGTATTCTGGCGTATTTATCATTTAAATCAGCTATTTCTTGGTTAAATGACGCGAACGCTTCAGCTCTGCGCTTCTTATTTTCATCCCTCTCAATCTCTGTACGGCTCTTTTGATATGCTTTTTCGGCTGCTAATGCCAGGTTATTTAGGCGGTCATCAGCGTCTCTTGGTGTACGACCTCTTTTATCTTTTTTGTGAGATTCTTCTAAGCCAATTTCTTTAAATAGAGCATCTGCTTGGTCTTCATAAAATTTCCATACATTGAAATAGCTTTCAACTTCTTTTTCAAGAGCATCTGCATCTTTTTGTAAACTTTCTACATTTCTCTGCCTTTGCTTTTTTAATCTAGTCCCAAGTGACAAATCGGAGTCTGGCCCAGAAATGCCACCCCATAAAGCTTTAAAGTAATTTATAGTTTTGTCGAAAAAGCCGTACTCACGCACTTTTTCAAGTTCGGCTTTATTTTCTGCGGCTAATAGTTTTTGGTATTGCTGGGACACAACATTTAGCGCAGCTTCTGCTTTAGCTCTTGCTTTATATGCAGCCACTACAGATTCAGTATTATCTACAAAAGCATTATTGGCGTCATTTATACTATCAATGGTGATGCCTAATTTACTGAACTCTTTTTCATTATCATTAATCCACTGTGTTTGTGCTTTTATATTATTCCCTAAATCTTTCCAATTTTCAGATAATCTTCTTAATACTGCTATCTGCTGGCCATAAGACCCTGTAGACCCTTTTCCTAGCTCATCATTTAAGTCCTCTAAAGCATCTTCAAAAGATTTAGCTGCATCTCTACCTGCTAACGTTTTATCAATCCATGTGATAATTTCTTTACCGTACATAGAAAATACGGTAAGTAATACTACTAAGATGGTGTTAAAACTAAATAACGATTTTACAATGGACCTTGTTACGCTTATTTGCTCTTTTCCTTCTGCAGCTAATAGCTCATTTTGTCTTCTTAGCCTTTTAATTTCATCCACCACCATAGGTATATTATTCGATATACCTAAGAAAAAAGTATTAAGTGATACAGCTACAGCAGGTAATTCTCGTACTACTTGAGAAATAGAAATACCTAAGCCATCCCATGTTTTTTGGTAATGACCTACAGACAATCTATAATTACCTGTCGCTTCTTGCAATTTTATCATCTGTTGATAAATTGCATTTGTTTCAGCTTCAAGCTTTTTACCAGAGTCAGCAGCTTCTCTCTCAGCTGCAGACATCTGATTAAGTCGTATTTTATTTAATGCATATTGAGCCGAAAGTCTATTATAAGAACCTTCTGCAGAATTAGCAATTGTAGCCTGTAATTGAGCAATCTGATTTGCTTCTCGTATTTGGGTTGAATAGAGTTTAAGCTGCTGATTTTCTTCTGACTGAGCATAGGCAAGTTTCTCTTGAGCCTGAGCTAATGGGTCTACTGTAGCTTTCTGCTGTTTTCTAGCAGAAGTAAGCTCAGCAATTTTAGCTTTTAACTCAAGTAATCTTTTACCTTCATCTGACTGTAAATAAGCTAATCTTTGCTCTGCCTTTTCTACTTCAGACAGAGTTTGGATATGAGGCTTCATTTGGTCATCAAGGGCCTTAATCTGATTTTTTAAATTAAGAATATCATTGAGTAGCTGTTGCCCCATTTCGCTATCTACTCTTTCAGCCGCAGTTAAAGACTTATATAGCTCAACTGTTTGCTTTAGGTCAGACTTAAGACGGTCATAAGAAGATATAGCTTGCTGGATATAACGCTGCTGTTCTACAGTTGCTCTATTAGCATCTGAAGTTTGTGCTTTAAGCCAAGCAATCTGTTTACCTGTATCAGATAAAGCTAATTTAAGCTCATTCTGAGCTCTTTCAAGTCTTGACGTAGACGCTGTTGCTTCATCGATAGCTTTACGCCCTTCACTTGTAGCTCCACTAGCAGACTTAAGAGAATGTACAATTCTATCTGCACCTGCTCTGATAGCATTTACCATTGTCTCGTATGACTGATTGAGCTCGCCAAGTTGCTTGACAAGCTTTTCAATTGAGTCATCCGGCTCAATTATATCGCTATATTTTATCTTATCGTCTTCAGCCATAATTATTTCCTTTTATGCCGTTTAACACTCTTGCTTTCTGCTTCTAATTGCTGTTTTATATTATCAACAGCATTATAGAATTGAAGTACTGTCATCTTTTTAGCGTCCATGCTTGTTTTTTGAGCTATCAAAAGACAAGTACTTTCAAATTGCTTATCATATTTTATCTCAACAGACTCACTTCCTATGTATGATTTTGGAGAATGCATATTAAGCATTATCATATCTATGGTTTCTATCTGTTCAGAGTTATCTGTGTCATTTATCATAGAGTCCAACACAAGAAGTGTTCTTTGCTTTAACTTATCGTATGCATCTTTTTCCTTTGGATTTACAAAATCTCCTGGAAAGTACATTTCAAGTTCGGTGGTTACTTTTTTTTTAAGCCAAGTCAAAAAGTCTATAATCTTTGAATGCTTTATTTCTTTAAGCCTGGCCAATATATTTTTAAGTCCATCGTCTGACAAATCATTAACTTCTTCACCGTCTATGCTATGGATAAGAGCTGCAAAAGCTAAATACCTTGGTGAAATTTCGTTGTTCACCATATACATATTTTGCCTCATGTTTTGCAGTTCTTGCAAAGCTTTTTTGGCATTATTGCTTTTAATGAATTTAGCAACACGAGTTATATGAGCATCAATATCATCTGCATCTGAGCCAATTCCAGAGTCTATAAGCAAATACTTATTGTACTTCTGAAAATTTACAATAGGCATTTCATCTATGCTGTCATATACCCGTACGACTTTTTTATTTACTATCAGGTTTTTCATATTAAAATTCGCGTTATAGGGGTTGATATGATAGGAATAAGTATAATACTCATCTCATTAAAGAAAATAGCGAGAATGATAGCGAGAATAAGTGACGTCCAAAAGCTTAAGCAAAAGTCACAATCGAATAATTGAGAAATAAGCTTAGGAGCTCTGGTAATTATCTCATCGCGCACACCGAGTTTTCCAATTAGCAAAATAGCAAATGCTGCTGCTAAGGCTATATATATTAAAGCCGAAAGCATTGTTATAAAATATACCGTTGACATAATTCTCTAGTTGTTAAAGTAAATTCAATTCGTATTCCTGCATAAGGGTACATGAAGAATTGTTTATCAATATCTTGTATACCTTCTCCTTTATAAGTATAGTTATTATAGATTTTCTCTATTGAATAACCTTTGTATATATTTTCAAAGCGCTCATATATATCATTTATAACAAGCTTACCGGTTGTAGTAATAAGACCTGGAGTAGTTAATACCCGCATAATTTCATCTTTTACTTCTTCTGTATGCATAACAGTTTCATCTTCATAAATGCTACTGAGGTCATACCAGAATATAATGGCCCCGCTGAAAGTATATTGTGGCAATGATTGAACTACTTCAGTAATCTTTTGTGGGTCATAAATATCAAACCATGAAAAATTGCCAAAGTTATCATTCGGTAAAAGTGACACATATTCTCCATTGCCATTATACATTGCAGGGTATATAAACTTATTACCATCTGGCCTATGTTCTACAAGCTTATATGCTCTACCGAATGCATAATTAAGCCACTTAAGTCTGTTCATAAGTGACTTTTGCATATCCTGTAATATCTTATCAAGCAATACAGGGTCTTCCTTAAATCTTATTTGTACTGAGTTTTCCTTCATTTCCTTATTGCCTGTTTTAATCGTTTAACTAATTCTTTTCTTATATGAGAACGAACTATTCTGGTAAAGTTTTTATCCGTTAAGCGAAAAATCTCTTCACCATATTTCTCAATAAGCTCAGGTGTTTTTTCATCACTCGCAGCCACATAAAAACCTTCTGAGTCAAATACTACAAACATAGACTCGTGAAAATCACCTGTATCTCGTAATGTGACCCTTGTAGTAGGCTGACCTTTTTTCTTTTTTATTTGTATGGTTTTAGGCTTATATGGCATATAATCCATTATCTTTTCACCTCTACCGTTGATACCACGACGATATAACTGGTCATCTGCTATAGCTGATACTATTACATCTTCTTTGTCACGCACAATATCTTCTAATAGCATAGGCAAGCTATCCTTAAAACTTCGCAGCCTATATTCCAGATTGCGAAGTGTCGCATTATATCGTTTTACAGCCATACTTATACAGTTCTATATTTAATGCCATTGTTTCGGCATGGCAAACATACTCTATCAATTCCAGAAGTACTTAGCTTAATGGCCTTGAAAGCCATATCTAGCTGATAACTTAAACCTGATTTTTTCATAGAAGAAGAGTCACCATCTACCTCATATAATATATCAAGTCGAGAAGCATTGATTGAATGCCTATTTGTCCTTACGTTAGAGTTATATGCAAATTCGCGTAACATATCTACAGCTACCTGCTTAGCTATGACATCTTGGAACATCATTCTCTGCTCAACTATAAAGTCTGTAATATCACAGCTTACAGTAACTTCTAAGTTTAATCCGTAGTTATTATCGTAGGTATATTGATTATTTTCAACATCCCACAAATGTAAACTTTCGTCTTCTGTATTTATAAGTTCTTCATTTACGAAGAATGGATGAATTTCAAGATATTTAGACCATGCCATCCAAGTAATTAATTCTCTACGCGAGCATGAGCCACAAGGTTCTTTTGACCAGTCTTTATCTTTTCTGATAGCTTGGCTTCCCTCTGGAAGTTCGGACTGAAAATAGCATAAATACCAACTTCCTCCTGCATCATTATATTCACTTTGGTATGGCAAATAGAGGTCATCGACTGTAAACCATTCAGCGCTATTATCTCGTATCTTATTAAGCTTTATAATCTTTACTGGAGCATCCATACTTGAATGCATAAGATACAAAGTATATTCTCCAGCTTTAGTAAACTGAAGGCATATTTTATTTATCTTTGTGGTTACGCCTTTTGCTCGTACTGGTATAATTTCAAAGCCAACTAGATTTTTCTTATTCTTTACAGTATCTACTAATCTACCTGTTCCATCAAACAAAGTACGACTTTCGCATAATGGCTTATTTGTTCCTTCTACCGTTTTTTCATTACAATATCTAGCAATAGCTTTTTGAATGCTTGCTTTTGTTTTGCTCTCAAGCCATTCAGAAAATAAATTGGTTTCAACCCAATACTCAGACTCAATATCAGGCTGTTTTCCTTGTGCTTTTTGAAGTGCTTTATATTGTGTTCCTTGATAATCAACTACATTGCCTTTGCTATATTCCTTTTCAGAATTGTATTCTGGAAAAGTGATATTATTAAAATCCGGAGCAATACATGACATATTCTGCAAAGTCAGCAAAGGATGAATTTGTTGAAAATATAAGCCACTTTCACTCACGGTTAAAGCATCAGATATTTTTAAGTCTGATGTATCATAATTCTGCTCCCATCCAATAAGGCGTAACAGCTTTTCTTGTATATCGTTGGCTCTAACCATAATTCTTAATTTTTTAATGAAAAATAGGAGGCCACTATCGCCTAGTGGCTCAGTGTGCCTCCTACCAAAGCTAATAACAACTCAAAGATTTGCTATCGGTTTATCATCCTCCAACTCCCGCAGAAGCCTCCTTAGTGTTAACCGGATTGTCTTTAGAGTTGACAACGACCACAGGCTTAGCATAAACTGCATCCTTGCTTGATACGTTGAATGCCAGAATAGGACTTGCCAAAGTGCTAGGTGCACTGTTATGTGCAGTCAAGAAGGCCACGTCAACAGCAAAACCATAGTGCTCTTTGCGCGTACGAGTCATATCAGCAGTAGCAGTTCCTGCGATAGCACTGTAGTCGCCTACAGAATCGTAGAAGTATGTACCAACAGGCATATTCAACAGAGGCAAAGTAGCAATACCCCACTCATGACCGTCACCGGAAACAGTTCCGAGCAAGCAGTCACGCTCAAAGCGGGTCAACATTCCAAGAGAGCCAGCATTTACAGCATAACCTTGAGCATACTTACCTCCAGCAGCTGCAATGTTGTTTGTCAGGTGAACAACCTTAGTGCCGAATTCATTCTGCTTGTTTACATCATTGTAAAGGCCGTGCTGCTGCAGTTTACGCATAATAGACTCAACACCGGGGTCACCTACAATGTGCAACTGGCCATAGAAGTCATTTGCTCCCATCATAACTTCAAGGTCACCAAATACGTTTTCACGCTCTGTCCACTTAGCATTAATAGCATTAGAAGAAAAATCATAAAGCAACTTATTCTTCAAAATCTGCGTTTTGTTGGCTGCAAGAGTAGCAAGAGCGGCTTCATCAAGCTTTTTCGCAAAAGCATAGATATACTTCATCATCTTGGTTTCAAAGTCCTTCTGAATGCCAATTTCGTTGTTCATGTACATTGCCGGAGCAATAGTAAATCCCCATGCATAAGTGGCAAATGTGATTTGAACCATCTTAGAAGTGTTTTCACTGTCGGCGATTGTCAAGGTGCGAGTACTACCAATAGTAATATCAGCATCGTAGTCAATTACCGGAGTTTCCAGCGTGTTACCGATAGAGGTCCTTGCTTTTTGCTTCAGTTCCTCAGTGAGGATGCCAGTAGGGTCTTCAGACTGCACCATAAAAGCGTTCAGCGCACCGTACCTACTGGGGCGATACTCAAACTTATCAAGGTTAGAGTTCGCACGGATGTTCTGGATACGTGTTAAAACTAGACTCATAACTTTTAAGTTTTTTAATTGTTAATACTTATGCTAATATGGTGCATTACCCTTTTACGCCTCATAGCATTTTTTCGTTTATCTCTTAGGATGTGCCATTTTATCTAATAGGCAAACTTGCCACATTGTTTTCAGTTCTCAGTTGCATTGACTGGTCTGCAAATTTCTGTGAGTCACGGGTTAAACCATTTGCGAGCAGATGTGCCTCAATAGCTTTATCAGCTTCAACTTGGCTCTTAATGCCAGACAAGTCAAGTGTTCCACCTGTTCCGCCTGAACCGGACCCAAAGCCTCCTGTTCCACCGCCTGTCTGCTGACGGCCTTTGTCAATTACATCTTTAAGCGATGTTTCCATTACAAGCTCCTGCATTGTGTAAGGATTAAGATTGTTCTTCGGGTTGTTAAGGATATTACCATCCGCACCACGAATAACAAGCTTCTTTCCTCCTTGGCCATCCTCTATAAAATCAGGAGTACCTTTTGCAAGGACTTCTGCTTTTGCAGCATTGAGCAGTGTCTTTTGAATAGGCTCAGTGATACCACTCTTAAACTTAAGGCCCGCTGTAGCAGCTTGAAAAGCATAATCTACATGTGTGTCCTTAATAGTTTTATCAAACTCTGCCTTTTTGGTATTGAACTCAGTTTCCTTTGTCTGAAGCTGAGTTTGAAGCTGAGTTACTTGAGCTTTAGCATCTTTCAGCTGTTGCTTCAAAGTTTCATCACCAGCTCCTTTTTCAAGTTTAGACTGGAGCTCTGCGACCTGTGCCTGAGCAGCAGTAAGCTGAGTTTGAATTGTTTTTGCAGACTCTACTTTAGTTTTGTACTCGCCAAGTACGCGCTTAGCATAGTCGTAACTTTTTTCACCATCTTTCTTTTTAATGCCTGTAATGCCAAGAATATCAGTGTCATACTGACCGTGCAATGCGCCGATTTTAGTACCTATAACGGTATTCTCATCATTTCTTGACATCTCAGCAATTGCATTCAGCTGGTCATCTGTAAGACCTGTTAAAGCTGAACTTTGTCGTAGCATCTCAATTGTTAACATATAGCTTTGTTTTTTATTGTTAATTACTTTTGTACTAACTCTGCAGCATCTCCGTATGGGTCATGCAGGGCCGCCATAATGGTATAGCCAAGGCCTTTATACGTTTTCTTGAAAAGCTGCCACTCTGCGAATGTGAACATTTGAGTATATGCTGGTGACTCTTCTTTGCCAGTCATTGGATTAAACCTACGACCGCGCACAATTGACAAATGCACCATTTTCTCAGTACCCGGCTTAGGAGTATAACCACCCTTAGCCTGTGTTTTTGATGCCGATGATTTTTCTTCGATAACATCATCAACATCTACTAGGAAAAGAACTACCTCATCAAGCTCTTCCTGTAAGTCGCTTGTCCAAGCTTTTCCGCCTTTAGCCTTAGCAGCTTCTAGTTCTGCTTTACGTTCTACGGCCTTTTTCTTGTAAGATTTAACATCCTCAAGACTGAGTGCCTGTAGTTGCTGAAGTTCCAATTTCTGTAACATATTCCAAAAGTTTTTTGTTTATAATATCTATTTTTTCTCTCATTGGCTTATTTGAAGCAAACTCAATTATGTTAATGTTCTCACGTTCAAATTTTTCAACTAAAGTACTAAAATTTATTTTAAGCTTTACCAAATTTTCATTTAATAACTCTTTTTCATACAATTTTAACACTTCATCCAGCGTTTTATGTGGATATGGCTCCAATTGCTTTAAGATGAGCATTCTCTGAAGTACCAAAGGATTATTGCGATACTCAACTTCAAGAATTTGTTGCGATATAGCATCTAGTTCTGAGTTAGATGCACCATTCTCCTTCGCTTGTTTATACTTAGAATATAGCTCTGCTACTGTGAAAACATAAAACTCTGTACCCCAGTTTACAGAAGATGATATGAAAGCACCTCCATACCTGAGTTTGCAAACAGTATCTTCGACAAATTTCTGTGCCAATTCAAAATTGGTCTTTAAGGCATTGAGAACTGAGGTTTTGCTTTCAAAGTTAGCAGTTACCTGAGTTTCATTGATGGCTTCTTTTTCACTTACAGTACCACCTGAACCAACAACAGAAATTACAATCTCATTTTTAAGCCTTGCACACTCATTGACATTATAATCAAGTGAGTCTTTATCGATAGTAGTTATCTGAACAGGATTACGCATATCTGCGACACCTTCAGATTGATTTGGTATAGGAACTTCTAAGAATGAACCAGGACCAGCTATACGCTTTTCGCTACAGCAAGGACACTTTTCAACTGTTCCATCATTGAGAATTTTATACTCGCCTTTTGCATTGCGTAGAAAACCTCCATCGCAGTAATCACCAGTCTCATTATTCTCAAAATTACAATCAGCTTCATACGCACTATATATAGGATAAGGTGCATACAAGTCTAAATGCTGCTTCGAAATAGAGAAGAACAAATACCAATCAAGATTTGACAGCTCTTTTGTAATTGGATTTTTCTTAAGGCCTTTATTTTTCTCATTGAGTTGTGTTGACCAAAAGAACCGAGCTGGGCAATATCCTAAATCATGCTTTGCCTCTGAAATAAGTGACTGAATTTCATTTTTCTCATTCAGCTGATATACTCTTATAGAAGTATCATCAAATACAGCTATTCGATGTTCCGGCTGTTTGAAAATAAGCCACTCAAACTGATTTTCATCAAGTTTAGAAGTCTGGTAATCGATTACGGCATCAATCTCAAGCCAATAAAAATACGGCTCTGGGCGCAAAGATGTTTGTACTTGAGGAAGGTCTACTACCAAAATACTATTTGGCGATACCTGCATTCTCTTCCATCCGGTTGTCTTCCACACCTCTGGCTCGTTGAGGTTATTCTTTTTATACTGAGACCAGTCTTCTGCAAGCTCTGAGTCTGTAAACTGGTATGAGCTTGATGAGTTACGACTATAGAAAACCCTTTCGAGTTCTCTATAGACGTCCTCAACTACAGCAGGTGTAGGCAACGGAAATTTGAACAGATGAAGGAATATGTTGAATTTATCCTTCGGAAGCAACTGTCTTACCCAATCAAGGAATATAGTCGTAGGTTGGTTAATATCAGATACAGCAATATTCGTCTCAGTATGAAATCTAAGACGGCGCTGCATATTTACAGCTTTCTGAATAGTCTGACGTTTAGTCGGCTTTTGCAGAATTTGCTTTATCTGATTTAACTCTAAGGCCATTTTCTTCGTCGTAAGTATAATTGCTATCTTTAGGTAATTCCCATCCACCATTTATGGCTGTGCCCATATCAAGCAGGCGTTCGGCATGCTGAATGCCAAACTCCTGCCTCATATTGTACTTAGGCACAACCAATGTTACTGTTTGTTCTTTTTTCTTTCTCATAACTGAAAGTTTTAAGCTCCAGCAGAAGCGGCATTAACCCAATCTGTAAGAGGATTGAAGTCCAACGTTTCACGCTTAATGATGTAGAAGTTATCGCTCCAGTTAGGATAGAATGACCATTCAATGGTATTGCTGTCCGGTTCTTCAAAACCGCCAAGCTTCTTATCGCCAACAAAGAACTTACCAATAGGAATTGGGAAGTATGCTGTAGGCTCATCCTGGTCATCTACCAAACAGCCGATATTGCCATTTTCATCAATTAGCCAAACGCCAATCTCTTCACACATGTACTGTTTCAGCTGTGCAATTGTCTTCTGACTTTCCTGATAAATAGTGGCAGAGAACGTTGTCGGCTCACGGCCAATTGTAATCTCAATACCTCCAAGTGTCTGGTTACCACCGCCGAATGTACGAGCTGCACCAGGCTCAGAAGTAGGTCCTTGAATATACGGAGAAACTGTCATTTTAGAACCATCAGCCGCAGAAAACAAGGTAGAAAACGATGCTTTCTTAGTCGGGTCAGTGACAGAGTTCTTCGTTCCAGCTGTCTTATAAATGCGCTGGAATGCAACTTTTTGAACTTGCCCCATACTCTCCTTGCATTCAGCAATCTCAAGGTCGGCGATATGAGCACCGGCAGGGCATCCACAGTTTAATCCCATATTATTTATGTTTTTAATGTTAATACTACCGAGCAGCTACCCTTAACTTGCATCGAATTACCTGTATTTTTGCTTCGAATTGACTTCTCCACAGTGCAAATATACTAAATTTCTTTATAAGTTGTACCGCTTTTAACATTTTTTATAGAGGTATTTTTTATCTCATATTCTCGCATTATGTTCATTCAAGGCTTATGATTTAATCATTCATATATAATTAAAAGCCTATAAATTACGAGAATAATGCGAGAATATGAATTTTAGTTTCTTAAGTGTATTTTTTTACGTCCACCTTTTCTTGCATGCATTTCATATACTCCTGTTAAGCAATCTGGAGCATCATCATGCTGGTTTCTCTTCTTATTATCTTTACGATATGACATAAGAGCCTTATAAAACTTAGGCCATTTCCTCTCCCAGCCTTCCGGAAACAAAATATCACTCTGAACATTAGCAGAAGCTGTATAAATGCGTGCCTTTTTGTTCTCTGTCTGTGTAAATGTTTTAATAGCACATCTGAAATTACGCAAATCAACTCTTAATATGCGCTTTACATTACGCGAATAGCCACGGCCTCCATTATTTGACTCAATTAAGGCTTCAACCGTGCCATTTTTGGTCAACATTTCGGCTTGTTTTGGCTCTGTGACCTCCATAGGTGCATCTGTAAACAAAATATCAGTTATATAGCAGTATTCAGGTGTATTTATAAAGCAAATTGAGCATAAATCATCAGCTCCAGTGTCAGCTGTATCAGTATAATTCCACTTTTGAAGTGCTTTTGTGCCTGTTGGAAGCTCTTCTATCTTATAAGTTCTAAATCCTTCATACATAAGACCCTCTTTTGGTGTTGGGTCCTGCATATACTGTGTATCGAATACAAGCGGATTTATTTCACGCATCTTATAAAGCTCTTCAAGTGTATGCTTCATTGGCCAAAGTGCATGTTCTTCTCCAGTTTCTGGGTCTACTTGTATAACTGGAAGTGATAAAACATTCCATTCGTCTGGCTCTATCTCTTGCAAATAGCCACAAAGGTCATGTTCGTGTAGCCTTTGCATTATTATAATGATTGGAGTGTTACGTGAGTTAGTACGGTTACGAATTGTGTTCTCAAATCGCATGTTAATACGCTCGCGGACAATATCTGACTCAGCATCTTCTGGCTTAATTGGGTCATCGATTACAATCGCGCCTTGGAAAATGTTTGTTGTAGCTCCTATCATATCAAGCATCTCGTTTGTATGGTCATCAAATGTGAATATATCATTGCCTCCGTCCATTTTATCAATATCTGGTACTTCGTCTACTGCTCCTGCGCCAAATCCAGTTACTTGACCTTGTGTTGATACAGCATAGAGCTCTCCGCCTGATTTAGTTTTCCATCTCTTAGCTGACCCTTTTTCAGATGCAAGAGCTGAGTTAGGAAAAAGAGTCTTATAAAGCTCTTCTTGCATGATATTTCTGATTGTTTCAGAATTATCATTCACAAGTATATCTGAATAAGATAGATGCAAAAATCGACATTTTGGATTTAAAGCGAATGCCCATGAGATAAATGATTTGATAACTAATTCTGTATTATGTGATACAAGCCCGTTGGCTATAAAGTTATGGTCATTTTCTACTTCAAGGTGTTTAAGCTTTTGCATACCAGAAAACTCTATATCTATGATTTCATCTAAGTAAAAATCATTACATAAGTATTTGTTTAATTGTGGATATAAAGCCGCTAATTTTTCAAATTTTTCTCTTGTTATATTCTTATTAGAAGAGCACCTAATCGGCCCGTGCATAGTTTTATAAGTAAGCTTTTCTTTTCTTATAATATCGTACGGGTACGTATCTATATAAGATTTAGCTGGCTTAGCAAATATAGCTTTTGCTATTTCTGCTTTTCCATAAAACGTAAGATGCGGATAAAGCTTTTGAGCAAATTGCCTTGGTATGGCTAAAGTCCATATACCAGCATGCTCATTATCTCTATAGGTATAAGTAGATGCTATGCCCATCGTAGATAATAAATGCTGTATATCCTGAATAAGACCTTTATTAGCTAAGCCAACTACAATCTGTCCTGAACGAGTATCTATAGCTCCATCTGTAGCTATCATCATGTCTATAAACATATATTTCTGCCTCATAGATAAACCAAACCAATTTCTAGGTATTCGTTTATCATAGGCTTTATGGCCAAATAGGCTGTTTTTTACAAGCATTTGGCAAACTCCTCCTGAATATCCGCCAGTTATCCAATACTCAAACGGCTCTGCTCCTTTATATTGTTTTACTTCGCATCCAAAATGTTCAGCAGCTTTTTTAGCAGCGTTAACCACTTTTGGGTCAGTGTTAGCGAATGATATGCTTCTATCTCCACATTTGCCTTCGAATATAAGTAAAGTGGCTAAAAGCAACTCATTGTCATCTATTTCATACTCTGTATCAATCTCTGCGCATAAAGCTTGTATTCTATCGCCGATTTTAAGGTCTTTAAGCTCTGTATAGCCAAATGGTGTAAGAACTGGATGGTCATAGCTTGCTGTTATTGACTTTCCTGACCTCATTTTTATCGTATACGTATCTTTATATGCTGGCTCAGTAGCTAATACTTTATTAAGAGCTATTTTTCCATCTCTAAATGAATATACAAAGTCTCCAGGTTTTATGTCTTTTATCTGTTTAAGGCCATTATAAGTAAATACCTCATCTGTTAAGCAATGGCACTTACCATAACGTGGAGCTATATTGATAATAAGTCGCTTACACTTACCATCTACAACGTCCTGTAATACTTCAAACATTTTCTTATGGTGTTCGGCCACAATAAATGAGCGCTTATATTGGGCCTTAAACATTAGTTTAGTATACTTTTCAAATGACGCCAGAGCCTCAAGACGTAACATTTCCACAGGATTTACAGTTCCGGGCTTTGTGGCATCTAGTGCTGTTTCTTGCATTTCTTTAAGTGACTTCATTGCTATATTTTACTTTATTAAGTTTTCACGTATAATCAGGTACGCTTCACGACTCACAGGCACATTGGGGATAATACCTGTTTGGAGCTGTTGCTGTTCAGGTAGATTAAGTTGCATTTGGCCTTTTCCAAATACACGGTCCCAAAGCTTCTCAACTGTTTCTATATTACCGAGTTTTGCGTCATCTTGCAAACGTTTTATAACTGTCTTGATAACAATTGGTATTTTTTTATTACTATATAGAGCCGCCAACTGCGCTTCATTGCACGTTAACAAACAAGCCAATAAATTGGCCGTGTCCTGCTTTGTAAGCTGAACACTTAAATTGATATTAAGGCTAGTAAGAAGTTTTGTTATTTCAGGCCTTGATGCTCCTTGTAACTGAAGTGCTGAGCGTATAGCTGATGAATATGAACCTCTGCCAGAGTCATGACGTTCTGCTAACTCAGTTGCTTTAAGTGGCTCTACAGTCTGAGCCTCAAGTGCCTCAATAGCCTCAACTCGTTTTTGCTGCTCTACAATACGTTTAGCTTGAAACTCAGTTTGGCCATCTGGTATTTCTTCCACGCCAAGCTCTTCTGCTAATGATTGACGCTTTTCTTGTTTAGCTTGAAGATTTTTAAGTTTCTGCTTTTCAAGATACTTAATACGAGCCAATTCTTTTGCATCTTGTTTTGATTTGATGCGCGTGGCTTCTTGTTCTACAAGTTTGGATGTGTCTGGATTAGACATTCCGGGAACTACTAGTCTATCTGGCAATATATCTGCTAATTTCTGTGCTATTTTATCTGTTTTCATATCAATTTTGATTTTTTGCGATAAATTCTTTTTGTCTTTCTATCAGTTCAGCTTCTGATGGTATCTGTGCTTCTCTAAAGCGCCTATCTTTACTTTGGCTTATATCAATTATGGGTTGATAGATATAAGACCATATATATCCTCCTGCTGATTTTATATGGCCATTGCAACACATGGATATATTACTTGCACAAATCCCAGTTTCTTCAGCCGCATCTTTTATGGAGGCATATTCATTTATAAATAACCCAGTATTTCTATCATAGCTGCATACTGACTTTGAAAGTCGCCCTCTTCTACGTATATTATAAATACTATTGTGCGGGTACATAGCATTTTTATCTACCTCATTCATAAGTTCTTGTAATAATATGTTGGCATAATTTTGTTCAAAAGCATTGCCTGCTTTTATGAGAGTATTATAGCCATAAGGCAAATATGTTCTATTTGCTTTTATCAATTCATATTTACAGGCAAGTACTTCTGACTCATCTGCGAGTCCATATTTTTCTATATTAACTGTTATATATTTACTATTCAGCAGAGCTTGCCTTAATTCTATGCTTTTAGCATTTACACTTAGAATTTGGCTGATTAAATTCTTTATTCCTCTATATACTGATTGATTAAATGTATGACAAACTATCAGCCTGTTATCAAATTCAAATTCTACAATAAAGACTGCCCATTCATTTGACAGGCTATCTATGCTTGTAGTAATATCTACCTGTATGCCATCAATGTTTATCATATTAGAAA